GAATCTCCACTACTGCCAATCTTTGCGGAATATCCACTACTGCCAATCTTTGCGTAATCTCCACTACTGCCAATCTTTGCGTAATTATTGCTATTGTCATTCTCTATACCATTTTCAATTTCCTCAATCTTTGTTTTCTCGATAGTAAAATCTATACAAGCCTTAATAAAACCTTTTAAGCCCAACTTTGTCTTAATATGAAGTTTGTTAGTTGCACTTTTATTTTCCTGTTTGAAAACATCTCCAAGTGGCTCAACTTCTGCAAATTCTAAAATCTCCCCATTTTTATTTACAAGTGGGTAATAGTCCAACACATCAAATGGGTTTTCGCAGTAGTGCATAACCCCGGCTTCACATATTTTATTTCCGCTTTCTTCGTATGTTGTGTTTTCTTCGTACTGCTTGCCATTGCAAGTAAAATCTGTGTTAAATGCTTTATACGCCATAATTATTCCTCGCTTTCTTTTAATTCAAAAAGTCAATTTCATTGCTATCATCTTTGGAATCTTCATCATCAACTACTTCTTTATCCTGTTCTGTTGCGGCACAATCTTCAATGACTGTTGTTGCATCAACATCGACAATAAATGGCTTTGAATTAGCATTTTCAGAAATATCATTTTCAACATCAATAGCGGTTCTATCGTCTGTTTCTGTTGATTCTGCGTTGTCATATGCATCGTTTACGGATTGTGTACCGTATGTACGAATGATGTACTTTAAGGCACGGTTTTTGACCGTTTTCATAGCCATCTGGTCTGTAAACTTCTGATGAGTTCCGGAACCAGTCTCTTTATAACCAAATCCCTGTTTCCAAGATTGCTTAATCATTGCCATACTCATAAGTTCTACATACTGGCTACCATCATCCATAGTAACAATTGCATAAGCACCAACAATCTTATCTTTGTCGATGTTAAGAAAATCCTGCGAATGGGAATCAATTACGATTCTTGCATTTTCAATATGGTACTTAAATTCGTCACCATCATAGATGCACATGGCGTCAATGCTTTTTAATCCGTATCTACGTGCGATGCAAGTATTTCCGTACACCGAAATCTGACACTGCAATTTACCGCCGTATGCTACCGGATAGCACTGTTTTTTCTGCATGGAAACTCCAAGGGTAACCATGTCCATCAAAGTATTTGCAATAGATGTCTGTGAGCAAGATTGCAATACTGGATTCTTTGAATTGTCTTTTGTTTCTTTCAAAATGAGATATGCTCCCATAAGTTCATTCTGATAGTTATAATCAGGTGGGAAAGTAAGGCCATACTCCTCTTTCTGCTTTAACTGCAATACCAATCCATCAACAAATGCATTGTTCACAACAAGTCCTGCCTGTTCTTTTTCTTTAGTATTTGCTACTTCTGTTTTTTTCTCTGCCATAATTATTTATCCTCGCTTTCTACGGCATCTGCCGGCTCTTCATACTTCTTTACAACTGCTACTTTTTCAGCACCATATGATTCAACCCACTTCATATCAACTGATTCATCCGTGACCGTCAGCTTTGCACCCTTGGCATTTACAACCGTGTCATCGGCTTTTACAGAATCCTCGGTGCGGTATGTATAGCTTCTGGTGCTGTTAGGAAATTTTGCTTTGATATAATGCATCATTAACCCTCCTTTTTCACATATCCATTTGACAAATTTTCAAGAATACGCAAAAGTCTTTCGTTGGTTTCTGCGGCTTTTCTAAGTTTTCCTTCAAGGTAACATTTATTACTACAAAGTTCATCTACCTTTGTTCGCAAATCCGAGTTTTCAGCCTTCAATTTTTCAATATCATCCATGTACACGACCTCTCTTTCCTTTATTTCTCGCATCTTTCTCGCAATATGGAAGAGAACAGTGTCCAGCTTCCGCAAAACCAAAGAATCCTCTCTTACTTGCACTCTTCCAACGCTTACATGACATACACCGTGCATCCGGCTGTGTGATGTTGTTTCCAATTACTACTCTTGACATTTACGCACCCTCCACTTTCAACTGTTTGTCCTCTGAAACGCTCAAAAGAATTAACTGTGCATCCATATCAGGTACGTTATATTCATTCAGTGATTCAGCATTGTCAATAAAAATAGGACATTCAACGCCATACATCTTGCTCAAAGAACGGATAATATCAAGTCCGGCTACGATTCTGTGACCGCTATTCAAAGTTGAATACGGCACACCATTAACCGTACATTCACAACAATCTCTCATACCACCATTTAACTGCATTTCAAAAAGTTTAAACTTTACAGTGCCAAAATGGCTATTGATGGATTCAGAAATCTTGTTAAGTTTGAACCGAACAAATTCTTCCAAAAGATAAATAATTTGCTCTTGGTTGGCAACTTTCTGTCCAATTTCTTTCTTTTCGTCCTGCAACTCTGCGATACGCTCGTCAATATCCACATTCATAGATGCTTTTGCAAGGATTCCTTTTACAGAATCCAGTTCAGATTCCATTTTTTTCTTTTCGTCCTGCAACTCTGCGATACGCTCGTCGTATTTGGAAGATTTTTCTTTTTCAATTTCAGCAAGAACATTTTCCCTTTTTTCATGCAGTTTCATGTATTCCTCATTCTGCGTATAGTCCGCTTCCTTAGGAATTTCATCTAACTGTTTGGAAAAATCTTCGTTCTTTGCAAGTAATTCCTGCTCACGTTTTTTCAAGGATTCAATCTCTATATTTAATTCCTTGTTCTTTTCTGTTAAACCGTCAATGGTATGCTTCTTGTCGAAACCAAACGCTTTAATGCGTTCCAAGTTATCTTTTTTCTCTGACATAAACGCTTCTTTGGCATCCGACAATCTCTTAGCAGCACTTTCTTTGGCTTTCACTTTTCTTGATTCAAAGTCAGCCTTTAACTGCTCAACCTTGTCCTCCGGCAATGGCTGTCCGCATAAAGAACATACGGTACTGCTTTCATCAAACACCCATTTCGATTCGTCAAACAAAAACGGTGTTTCATCAAATACCTTTGCTTTTTCAGCATTGTACTGTTCGCCTAATTTCTTTCGTTCGGCGTCAGCATCAGAAATACTTCTGTCATTTAATTTAATTGCATTTTCCGCAATCTGAATCTTATTTCTTGTATTCTCCAGTTCACAAGTAACTTCCGCATTGGACGATTCGATTTTTCTTTTCTTTTCAGACAAGGAATCGTTCATGCTCTGCAAAATACCTGACATATCCATTTGCAATCTCATGTCCTCGTCTCGCAATTTCTTTAATACACCATTAGTATCTGAAATTTTTTCGTCAATTTCAGAAATGCGTCTTTCCAAGTCTGATTTTTTAAGTTCCTGCTCTGCAGCATCTACATCAACTTTGGATTTTTCAGCTTCGTCAATCCGGACCGGAATTTCAGACTGCTTCTTCTTCCACTCCGAAAGCATCTTTTGGAATTTTGAGCGAATATCTTCAACTGACGGTGCTTTTTCCAATTCACTAATCAAAGGTAAAAACCTTTCATCTGTCTTTGCCAGTTCTACGTCCGAAAAATCATCAACAAGTTTCATTAAGATTTTTCTCTGGTCTTTCCATTTCATAGAGTTGAAATACTGCGGATTTGTAAGCATTTTAAACATATCCTCGCTCTTTGCAAGTCCGGCAACATATTCCTTGAAATCCGATTCACTCTTTGGGTAGCCGTCAATCTCAAATGAATTGACATTTCCCTGCAAAGAAACTGTATCTGTTCCTCTTTTCTTAACCCAGTTCTGCTTCTGAACCTTTGAAAGTTCAACTTCCTTGCCATCCACATCTAAGGTAGCAACAACCTTAATTTCCACATCATCAATGCGTTTTCCATCCTTATCTAGTGGACGAACATTGAATTTCTCCTCTCCGGCACTGTTCTTGTTGAACAAAAGCCATGTAAAAGCGTCAAACACTGTTGTTTTACCACTTGCATTTTGACCTTTAATTTTCGTTTTCTTGGAAAAATTTACATCAAGGCTTTTAATCCCTTTGAAATTTTCCAAGTGCAATGATTTCAAAATCATTCCTCATTCTCCTTTCCGATTTCTTTGACTTTTGAAACTGATACTTCAAAAGCGGTTTTTACTGCTACTGTGCCATCGTCCATCTGCTTGTTATATTCACGGCTCTGCAATCTTCCGACAATTTCCAAATAAGTACCTACATCGCATTTTGAAACGTATGTAGCATATCTCCCCCATGCTATACATGGAATATAGTCGGAGCCGTATTGCCGATTGCTTGCTGCAATGAAATCACACACCATTCTGTTAGATTTTACCGTTCTACGAAGATTTGGTTGAATACAAATAAATGCATCCATTTTGACTTCGTTTACGTCCGGCAATGAATTTAACTCGTCACCACACATGGCATCCTGCACAAAAACATAAATGTGTTTATGACCTTTGCTACTGATAGTCCGAATTTCTCCTTGGACTTCAATCTGCTCGTTTTCTTTGATTAAACACTTGTCCAAAACAATTTCCGGAACCAAGCAGTTTATCATGTCTTCTTTGTTGCTTTTTCTTTCGCTTTTTAAGCAAAATTCATAAAAGTTCTCACCATGCGACGAATGAGAGAATTTAATCTTACTCGCCACGGTACCTCTTAATAAAATTGTATTCATCTTGACTTTTCACTCCTTATTTGATAAAATGAGCGCAAATAACACATAGTTATTTACTACTGGAATAGCAGTTTGATTTGCGGTCAAGGGTGCTATTCCTTTTCTTTTTTGTATGTTCCCGGTTCATTTGCATAAAACTCTCCGTCTTTCACATAAATTGCACCAAGTTCAATTAAATTTGCAATCAATTCCGGTGTTGCCGGTTTAGCATCTGTCTTAATCATTGTCACTCATCCTTTCCTAATATAAATACTGTTCTTCTTTGCACTCCGAATCTCTCTGTGTCTGCATGAGATTCAAAGTATATGTCAATTCGATTTCCCTTTATCGCACCGCCGCAGTCCTCGGCTATAAATGTTCCAAGACCTTTGATTTTAACCTTTGTTCCATACGGTATGACTTTAGGGTCAACCGCTATTGTTCTTCCCTGCTTTGGTATCTTTCCAGTAGAAGTTATCTTTCCGTACCCATCTGAACAATCGCAACAAGGACAATATGCAGTTATCAAGAATTGAACACCTTTTCTTTTCTTGCGTTTATTCTTCTTTAACTTTTTCTTTTGCTTTATGTATTTTGCGGATTCCAAAGAACTATTCGCATTTGCATTTGGAATCACATTTACCTGCGGTTCTTCTGTTTTTATAAATAACGTATCTTCTTGTGCATATTCCGGCTCGTAAGCGTATACATCCTTAAACACGCTTGTTGCCACTGTTATAATAAGAAGAAATGTCAGAACCGCCAATATCATCTTCTGAATAATAGGCTCACTCCCTTTCTTCCAAAAGCAGACGGAATGTTTCTTTTCCCTTTGGAGTGACATACATCTGCTGTCCTGCCCAACCGTTCTGCTCGTTGTGCTTGTCCTTTAAGACAAACAAGCCGTTTCCGCTCTCTGCGTATTTGGCATATGGACGCAATTTTCTGTGTTTCCCCTGTCTGAAAACATATCCTTTTTCAATAAGGAAAGAAACAAATGCTTTTTCTCCAACACCAAGTTCCTTTGCGGTGTCACGGATGTTGGTATTTAATTTCTTATCTACCAAAGCGTCAAAGTAATTTGCCTTTGGTGTCATTTCCTCAATCTGCTTGTCCTTTTGAGTTATGATGTTCTGTGCCACAACTAATGCGTTGGCTACAATCTGTTCTGGAGTAAGATTCTCCTGATTGGCAATGTAACCGCCATTCTTGCGGATAGATGGAAGCACCTCGCCAGTTACCCATTTACGAAACGCCCTCGCATTTGGCTTTCTGCTTTCCAAGATAACGTCATACAATCCATCTTCATTGACAAACAATGCATTTTGAATTCTTCCAACTGTATCTTCGATGGGGTAATTTGAAATAACCTCATCTGAAAGTCTCTGTTTTACGCCTTTTGCAGTCAATTCCAATACCTTACATATGTCTCTAAGGCAAAACCACGGTTCATTTTCTTCTGTCACCATACGGATTATTCCAAACTCTTCATTATTAAAGATTTGTAATTCGTTCACGCTCACACCTCGCTTTCTTTCATCCATTCATCAATCGGAATGCATGTTGCCAAAACAATCTTATGCAATGTTTCAAGTGATGGATTTCCGCCATCTTTCCACTTGCCTACTGTTCCGTTTGCAAGACCGCATTTCTTCTCAAATGCAGAAACAGATAAGCTGTTTTCATTGCAGTATTTTATTATTTTGTTATAAATCAATGGGATTTCCTCCTCTCTATTTATTAGAAAATAGAGAAAAGTCTTGACATTTATTAGAGAATTATCTAAAATAAGAATTGTCAAGAAACTTATTTTTGAGAACTCTTTATTTTATGTAATTTAGGCTTTTCTCTAAATCCTAATCTCATTATATAGAGTGTTCTCTAATTTGTCAAGCACTTTTTTAGGTTTTTCTCTAAAAAAATGGAGGTACAAGAGATGAACACAATTGAGAGAGTAAAAGCAATATGTAAAGAAAGAAAAATACCAATATCAAAACTAGAATCTGATTGCGGATTCGCCAATGGATATATTGGTCAATTAAGAAAGGGTGTATTCCCAGATGATAGGATATTAAAGATTTCTGAATACCTTAATGTATCTGTAGATTATCTTATGACTGGAACAGAAAAAAGATATTCAGAAGAAGATGCCCTTTTGGACGCTCATATTTCAGAAGATGTAGAACTAAAAGAAGCCATTAAGAAATATTATACCCTCGATGAAAAAGCCAGAAAATATATTTTAGAGGGAATTGACCTGCTTTGGAGAGCAAACAAAACTGATACTAAATAATGATACCATTCATTATTGTGTAAATAAAAAAGATTGGAGATGTGTTTTATGAAGAAACTATTAACAGTAGCAACAACGCTAATGCTTACTATTTCAGTATGTGTTCCAACAATTTCAAAAGCCGCTATACCGGCAAGGACAATGGGAATATTTTCAGAATTTGCCGACGGATTCAAAGAGGGATGGTCTGGCAAGAAAGAGCCATCAAAGAAAAAATATAAGAAAATGTGTAAATCATACAATTATTCCAAATTGAAAAAAGGTAAGTACAAGGGAAAGAAAATAAAAATCAAGGGCAAAATAGAAAATGTAAAGGAAGATACATTGGATAGTGACTTGACCGTAATCGTAAAGTCTGGTGGAAAATACTATGAAGTATACATGAGCCAAGGCTACCAAGAATATTCTGGCTACAGAAGAGGAAAAACGCTTTCTGTATGGGGAACTGTAAGAAGAACCTCTTATTATGTTGTAAAGAGAGATGGAAAGAAAAACAAAAAAATGACAATACCATCTATCAAATCAAGATACGACAAACTGTCATAAAAAAAATGGAGTAGGGTTTTTATCCTACTCCATTTCATTATACCTTATAACTATTACCTTTCAATCTTTCTTTTTCTGCAATGTACCCGTAGTAATATCTCAACGAATCTACGTTTTTCATCTTGGAAATAAGTTTCTTTAACTTTCTTCTATATTTCCTGCGTTCGCCTATCATAAATTTCCTCCTAGCATATAATTGCAGGGAAAGGGGAATTTGCAACCCCTCTCCCAAACCGAAACTTGATTACATGGGATTGCCATGTAATATATTATATGTAGGGTTCAAAAATATTATTCATCCTTTTCGGATTTTTTCTCTTTTTCTGCCAACTGTGCTTTCAACCGCTCGTTCTCTTCCTGCAAAGCAAAAGCCTTAAACTCCGTCTTTGCAAGCAGAACCTTAAGTTCTGCGATTTCAGCAGACAATTTCTTCTCCACGTAGTCAATGATTGTGATTTTGTTTTCATCCATTTCTTTTACCTCCTAAATTTTGAATTATTTATTGTAACACTGGGAATATTGCTATTCCGTACAGGGTATCATTGGTTATGTCGTTATACTGTGCATTAACGGCTAGGTTTCCAGTATTAGCATTAAAAGCCACTCTAACACATTCACCTCTACCAGTTACCATGTTGTGATACTGGGTAACATCTGCTGCACCGGAATCACCCGACATTAACTTTGTTTGAACAATGCTCGCCCAATGGGATGCTGAAGCGATTGGATAGTTGCGAAATACTACGGCTTTGAATAATCCACCATTCATCGTAATACCATATAGAATGGTTGAACTAGGTGTCGTTGTTGTTACACTTGAACAATGCTTTCCAAAAACAACATTAGCATTTAATGTAGTGGTTCCAGCCCCATTAACTCTACCAATTGAAATACTTCCTCCATAACTGTTTAAATATAAAGTTGTCGCAGCATTGTTCTTGTCAACTGCTTGAATCGTTCTTTGTCCAAGATTCATATGATTTCCAGTATTAGACGAAATTTGTAAGTCGTAATTCGTCAGTGATGCATTATGATTAGAGTGTATTTTAAGGGGGGAATCGACCGTAAATGGAAATGTTTCCGAGAGTTCTCCATTTTCATATAAACTATTAGCCACATACCCTAATCCATAACTAGTTTTTTTTCGCACTACTCCGTCTGGTGTTAATTCGGATATGGTTATATTTCCGGCATATGAATCAGCAAACTTCGTTCTAAACCATGATTGTTTTATATTTGAATTATTTAAAAACATATACTGGTCTATTGTTAATGTGTTATCAAAAATTGATTCATAAATAACTTTTGTACTGTTATCTTTCCATATTTGGCCAGTTCCTTTAAATGAAGGAATACCATTGCTTGATATGTCTAATTCATATGAATCTTGCTTTTCGGAAGCTTCACTGCTACTTTTCGTGTATGCTTTTGATATTCCATCTTCCTTTATATTAAATCCACCAATCAAACCGTTATCTATCTCTGCATTTGCACCTTTTAATGTTGCACCAGTGATTGTTCCGGTTGCCGTCACGTCTTGCGAAAATATTTTTTTAATAACAGCAGAATCCGCAAAAACCTTTTCAACATCAAGTTCATTTGCTGTTATGCTTTTTGCTACGATTTTATCTGCATTTACGGTCCGGTCAGTAAGTATATATCCATCCAAAGTATCAACTGTTTTACTTTGAAGTTCTCCTAAATTATTCAGCGAATAAAGCAAACCATTTTCGCCTTTTAGCAATATTCTGTCTGCCACTAAAGTGCCGGCCGTAATGTTTGCGGCGTTGACTTCAACACTGTCTAAATAACCAGTGATATGTCCTTCTACGATTGTTGCTCTATCAATAAGACCAACTTCTGCAAATAATGTAGCAATATCTGCAACTTCAATATTGGATAATTTGATGTTTGCATATTTTAAATCTGCACTCTCCGCTGACAAATAGCCTAGGGCTGCTACCTTTGCACTAAGGTTTTCTGTAGTGATAGCCTTTGAGGACAATGTATCTATCTTTCCATCTACTGCTCGCAGTGATGTAATAGTTGCGTATGTCAAATCAGCATTTTCGGCAGTAATATATCCAAACTCACCTATAGTTGCTTTCAGATGTTTAATATACGCATTATCTGCCGTCAAATCCGTAATAAAAGATTTCGACACCTTTTCCCATTCAATCGTAGCATCCGCAATCTTTGCGTTGGTGATTGTAGAATCCTTAATCTTGCTATTCTCAATCGTGGAATCCGCAATTTTACTATTTGTAATAACTCCATCCTTGAAAATAGCACCAAGGATTGTACTAGTAACCGTTCCGCTTGCCTGCGCCATTGTTCCACTATTGTAACTATTTGAACCACTGCTACCAACTGACGATGAGTTTGATTCCTGCACTTCACACGGTGATGTAATCTCCGCATAAAATCCACCATCGTAGTGCAGCGTCATTTCTCCGACAAGCACATACTTCTTAACTCCGTCATAGTCCTCGAACGTAAGCATTTCACCAACCGACATAAGAGGATGCCAGTACATTGTTTCGATACTCGCTTTATGGTAAACAAACGCCTTGTTCAAAAAGGATAACCCTGTTTTCCACTGCATTGGCGTAACTTGTCCTAAATACGTATGAACCGTATTTCTGTCAAGCGTTTCGTATAATATCCAAGGTGTTTCAATCGTCACTGGATAATTCTCTACATTCGATACACTGCTTGCCTTGTCATTCAATACGACCGTGGATTCACCGTCATAATATCCAAATCCAACATAGTCACTGTTTGTCTCGTAAAAGTACCAATTATTAGCCTTTACAGATACGTTATTTGGACACATAAGGTTGTTTCCGAAAATCGCATTAGAATCATAGGTATCTCCATTAAATATAGGTCTGTAATTGTTATCTGCTTGCAACTCTGGTAACTGCTTAATATAAAAAGCACCGTTTTTTTCAATCACATTTGCACGTAACAAAACTGCTATACCAGACAACAAATCTCTCCATGTGATTCTGCTTTCCCAATCCCAATCGTAACCATCCTCATCATTGTCCGCAAAATTTGATAACATAGGAATCATCAAATGGTACAACTTATATTGTTTGATTGACGATAAAACATCTTTCCAATTATCAATGTATAGCGGACATCCTGTGACACGCAAAAAGTCTTGCGGCAAATACTCCCAATAATAAACGTCGTCACGTGTGTAGATAAACTGCAATTGGCTAGGTACGTATTTTTCTTCCAATTCCGTTTTGTGATATTCGTTTAGCGAACTAATGACGATTTCTGCTCTATCCATGTATTCGCTCATTAAACCGTTCCCATTAAACGAAACAGTATCACCGTTGTATGTTGGATTTTCTTTTACAACAAATCTTCCGATAGGTACCGGATATGCAAATTCATTTCCTATAAGAATCCATGCATTTACAATAGTTCCTTTTAATGTATTATCGTAATATGTCTTTGCAATAAGGGCATCCGTAAAATCGTTATTTTCTGCATACATTTCACAACTCATAGTAGGGCTATAAGTAGAGCCATAACTGGCAAATGAATCACTAACACAACCTTGCGATATACTTACAGATATTAGCGTTTCTTTTCCTCTTGTGCTTACACTATCCGAATTTCCTGTACTTATACTCAGATATAATTCTGTTGCTATGTCAGTATAGGAAACTGCACAGTCTCCAGTAATATCTGTTTCATCTTCTGTGCAGAACACGTACCAAGACATATACCTATAATCATCCGAAATCATCATGCTTTTACAATCAATGGTATTTACGCCACGTTTATACACACTTCCGTTATTGATAGCGTATTTTACATAGTAATGAGTTCCGTTATAGTCAAAATCCAAAAAAGACAAACTAAACGAATCTCCGATATTTACATCTTTTACAGGTGAATCATATTTCAATGTATATGTAGGGTCGCTTTCCAAAACATAAAAAACTTTTGCTGTATAACTCATCGCTCCACCGCCTGTATCTGTATGCTAGACCAAATAAACTTTCCATTAAAGAAAGTCATTGCGTCAAAACTAGGGTTGCCAAAATAAAACTGCTTTGTTTCTTTTTCTCCTTTTTCATTGGTAAACTGTATGTAGCCGTACCTGTTTGATAAATCATCCGGGTCTGCGTACTTCATCAACTTTTTGATTTCGCTTGGCGTCAAATTTGCCGGAAATGCCATGTCAAGCGTTACTTTCTTTGCAACTATCTTTCCGTTGTAAAGTGCTTTTGAACTTCTTCCTGCTTTTGCGTTCCACACTTTTTCTCGTGAGATTTTCCAACCCTCATATTTTGGTGTTGGCATATCTTCTAAACTGTCCTTAGTCCAACCAAACTTCAACGTAAATGCCATATGACACCTCCTAACTTTTTCACATAAAAAAGAGACCCATTTGAACGAGCCTCTTTCTTTAAGCCATGTTCCAAGAAATTCCTTTATTCTTGGAGATTTTCTTTGCGTTGTTCATAATTGCCGTTGTTACTTTTGTTCCGTCAAGGTAAACATCACCGCCACCGACATTTGCATTTGATAATTCCTCTTTGATTGCCGCCTTTGTAGCCGCATAAACAGCCGGTGCAACCGCTTCGGAAATACCGGTCGTAATCTGTTTGTTATTTGCAACAACGGACTTACCATTGTCGAATTTACCCATCATTTCGCCGTGTCTTGCACGGAACCATCCATCTTCCGGAAATCCACCGTTAGCATAAGTCTCGTAATTCAATCCGTACTTTTTCAGCATTTTGATAAGTTCTTTTTCTGCATGATTTACAAATATCTGCCCTTGTTGACCTATTGTCACTATGTTTTTGGCATTGTTTATAGCAGCAGTCAATTTTCCGTAATTTACTTTTCTTCCGTCCATCGACTTAACAGAAGATTTTAATTTACCCTCTGTCACATTGTTAATTGAAGCCGAAACATCCAATGAAAACTTTTTCTGTTGTAACTGTGCTTTAACTGCGTTATACCAACCTTTACGGAGTTTAGGGTCGATATTCACATTTATATCACGGTTTTTCATGGTTTTCATCGAAACACTTAAATCTCCAAGATTCTTAATACCAAAGGTCTTTACGCCAGCAGTTACCGTCTTGCCTTGCAATCCGTTTACTTTCCCCTGCAAACTATCAACATCATCACCACCAGAGGTTTCAGCCTTGATTTTTACTGCTTTTGGCTTCAATGAATCAATTTTCTTCTTCAATGCATCTGTTGACTTGTAGTTCTTATCTGTTATCTTTCTGTAATCTTCCCATGTGATTTCACCATTTTTAAGTTCGGTTTCTAACGATTTCAAAATACTCTTTTGTTCTTTTGCTGGAACATTTAATTTTTCCATCGTAGTTTTTAATTTCTTTTGTGCTTTTTCGTAATCTGCTGTTTTTTCTACTCCATTTATACCAAGAAGATTTTGCAATTCATCCTTTTTTATTCCCTTTTTTCCAACTGCATCTTTTACGGATTTTTTTGTAATAATACCTTTTCGCAAATTTTTTCCTGTTTTACTTAAAATACTATTTTGCGTAAGAGCGGCAATGCCAAGTTCATCCATTTTTTTCTGCAATTCAGTTAATTCACTTGAAAATTCACTGTATCGTGAAATTGTCTTGTTGAGGTCTACATCACCACCAGCATGTGCGTTCCAACCATACGTTGATTGATAATCACCACCAGTAATTCCTGAAACCGTAGAAAGCAATGCAGCGGCAAAACTTCCACCTTTTTCTCCGTATATAGTTTTTAAGTTTTTCGTAAGTTGTTTGCTGTCACCGCCAGATGCTTCAAGCAACTTATCAGTAATTGCGCCGGCAATCTGAAAAGCAATTTCAACAACCATAAGTTTTCCAACCAGTTTTCCTAATTTTGTTCCTATTGTACTAAATTTCTTGCTCCATGCTGACGCTATTTTCTCCGATTTTATTTCTGTTGCTGGTTTAACCAGAGAATCTTGTATTCCCTTTCCAAACATTATTTGCAATGCGCCCCATACGGCTTTGAATTTTTTATAAACCATAAATCCAGCAATAACCGTTGATAACTTAAATGCAATACCTAATGGGTCTCTAGCAAATGCAGAAATAGCCACTTTCAAGGCACTAAACAATGCTTTGACTATTATTTTCCCTACTTTCAAAAGTGTTTTTCCCCATTCTATTTCAGAAAGAAAATCTCCAATTGCTTTTCCAACTTCCGACCAATTTACAGTAGAAAGTGCGGTGTCAATCGTATCAAGTATTCCAGTAATTCCATCACTGATTGTCTTTCCTAACTCCTGCCATCCAGTTAATCCAGTATTTTTTCGTACTTCTCCCATCTCTTCAAGAAATCCATTGATGTAATCTCCAATTTTCTTTCCAAGGTTTTCGTATGGGAAATTTACCATAACTCCAAACGCAAACTGAATCATACCACGCAACTTCGCTCCAAGCGATTTTCCTGCTAAATCACCGTCAAAAGTATTTATGGCAGCCGTTATACCCTCTTTAATACTTTGACCGAATTTGAGCCAATCAAACGTCTTGAAAAAGGTGTATGATGTTTCAAACCATGTATTCAATCCCTCGGAAAAGTTTTCTCCAAGTTTTGTCCAATCAAGGTCTTTAACAAATCCATTCAAAAACGTAGCAAGAGATTTAGCAATCTTCTTCGTAGTCTTTTTAATCTTTGTCCATGGGATGTTTCTCATTCCCTTGTTAATCCAGTTAGCAAGTGCCGAACCGAGAGAAGTAAAATCTCCACCTTTCCATGCGTCAAGGATTGCTTTCTTCATCTTCTTATACAACTCAACTGCCTTGTTTTTGTTGCTCTTAAAAGCATTATCCCATATCTTTTCATAGTTCTTTAATGCGTCACTAATATCCTTAGAAAGGTCAATATTAGCATTCTTGTCGTCATCATCATCGCTATCACTATCACTGTTGTCCTGCAATTTATTTACAATATCAAATCCCTGCAAATTGTCGGCGGCTTTTTTTGTCTTTTTAGCCGTCTTGTCCATGTTCTTAGCAACTTTATCCGTATCGTCTGCCGCATCGGAGTAGTCCGGTACCTCTGGTGTTTTCCGTGAACCATCCGTATCACCAAGTTTGATTCCTGCCAGTTTCGCTACCCACTGTGCGAAATCCTGTAAAACCATAACCATAGCATTCATATATGGGTACAATTTCTGAACAATCGGCATAAACAAGGAGCCAATCGACAAAGCCAGTTTCTTAAATCCAGCATTCAACATCTTAAGTTGATTGTTTGGCGAATTAATTGTTTTGGCGAGGTCGGAATATGCAACCTTTGACTGTTCCAACATAGTCAAAACACGCAACTGCATTTTGGACTGTTGCGAAAGGTTCTTAATACTTTCTGTAACACCGTGATTCATCGCAGTTTGTGCTAAGCCAGCGGAGGTGATGTCAAGCCCGTATTTATAAACTGCCCTGCTCTGGCCGACGAGAGCTGATTGAAAGTTTTGCATAACGTCAGCGGTGTCTAAGTTTGCTAAAGACGCCCAATCTGCGGATAACATAGTAAGTGCTTTTGCGGAATCAATCGACGTTTCACCAAGCATACCGGCAGAGTTCGTAATCTGCGCAATAGCGGCATTGTAATTCATAACCTCTGTTAAATCCAAGCCAAGGTTGTGTGAAAAAGTATTTGTTGCATCTCCAGTATTATAATCAACATCATATCCAGTCAACTGCTTTTGAAGTTTTCCAAATCTTTTACGGAAACTTCCTGCATATTCTTCCGCACTATTATAACCGGCTTTCTTAAACTGGTTAGCACTGTCTTTTCCAACCTTATCAAGCGCAACCGAAAAATAGTTAAATTCCTCAATGTAGTCCTGCGCCGAACCAATTGCTTGACCGAATTTCTTTACAGCACGAATTACCAAAAAGAATTTAGCATAAAACATACCAATGCTACTTACAAAACCTTTTGATGATTTATGTGCGCTTTTTAATTTGTCTTTTAATGAACTAAGTGCATTTCCAAGTTTTTTAGTGCTTGTTGATGCTCTATCAGAAACAGTGGAAATTCTACTACCGCTTGACGCAAGGTTTCCAAGACCTTGAATTGTGTTGGCTACGTTTGAGTTGATTTGAGGTGCATTTTGCAGTTTTTTCAGCAAATTCATTACACCGTTACCAAGTTTATCGAGGTTTGCAACTGTTTCGCCAACACGCTTTCCGGCATTTGCAAGTTTAGCAATACCCTCTACAACTTTTGTAATACTAATATCAATTGCATTTGCAGAAGATAATTTACCTACCAGTTTTACTACTTGTTCGCCTAAAATCGGAAATTCTGTTGTTACATTACCAATATACTGACCGCTATTAGAAAGCCTTGATAACGAACCCACAACACGTGTCACAGTGCTTTCAATTGCAGATACACCGCTAAGTTTGGTTGCTAAATCTGAAACAGAATTTGCAATCTCTGTCATTTTGGATGTATCAAATCCAGCCATATTCACTTTTGAAAGGTTTTTAACTGCATTTACGGCAGATGTAATGCCACTAAGATTCTGAATGTTTCCAAGATTGTTAAGACCATTTGCCAGTGTATTCAAACCACTGGCAGTACGAGATAATCCACCAACATCAATTTTCGCAAAACGCTCAAATCCTTTTGCAATTCTATTGTAGTCTGTTGCCTTTACTCCGCTTAATGTTTTGGTAGCATTTCCAAGTTTTGATACTCCATTTGCAAGTCCACTTAAATTGCTACCGTTAATCTTAGACAGTGAAGATGTTAATACATCAATTTTACCAACAAGATTTGTAATTTCATCTTTGGCACTTTTTGCCGTTGCATTTATTTTAATATCCAACGATTCAACTGTTTTTGACATACTAACACCTCACTATCTATCATTTGCATTACGCAAGATTTTTCAATCTAATAAAACCGTACTTTCCTGCATACTCAATTTTGGCAACTCTGCTTACTTTTGATTTCCACAGAATCCGTACGGTTTCACCTTTTTTGATTGTCATAAGTTTTTTAGACGTAAACAAACGTCCTTTTCTCAAATATGTGTTGCAACGTAATTTACCGGTCCATGTTTTCTTGAATTTATCAAAAGAACCATACGTTGATTTTAATTTACTTGTTGTACTTCCCCACTTTCCAAGGTAAAAATGCGGAGTATCAACAATGGATTTCCAATCTCCTCCCCATTTCAAACCGATTTTTTTTGATTTTGCAATCTTAGCAACTTTTCTAATCAGTTCATCGTTATAAAGCAGTTTAGAATCATTGATTGCAATATCAAAAGCAATACCCCACTGGTGTTGAGAAGAATACGCACTTCCGGTAGCGTTTGTTACTATCTTGCCCGGCTTTGTTCTTCCCTTTGCATAAAGCGAATCCTGATATGCTTTTGTACGAAGTCCCTCTGTGATAATCAGATAGATTCCATTTTTTTCACACTCTTTAAGCAAAAGTCCAAGTTTGTAGTTTAACCATGGATGTAACTTTTTTCTGTCAATTCTAATTGAATGTTTTTTTTTCATTTTTTAACACTCCTTATATGATTGTTTCTGGCAATCCCTTGTTCATAGACCTTGCCATCCACTGTTTTTCAATTTCAATTGCTTTCTTTATCTCTTGTTCTTCTGTTTCTTTTTCTGCTATATACTCTTCTTCAAACATTTTTGCCATAATTGGACTTTTAATATATTCCGATTTTGCTGATTTACCATTCAAGCAACTGTCTATGGCTACAATCAAAGCAGATATTCCATAATTTCCCCACCATATATGTTGCAATTCATCTTGTTCTTTTAACTGGAGTTCATGCGCTTTGTCATATGGATATAGGTCTTTTGGACAACTTTCCATAATCCTATCGTAAGAAACTCCATAGAAAAGATAATGAGGTATTACATCTTCATATATAAAATCCGAGTATGACTTATTTATTTTTTCTGTGGCTTCTTGTGGTCTTGCGGAAGTTTCGTTACTTTCTCCGATGCTTCCTCTGTCTCCCCAATCTGGTTTAACAGGTCTCCCAAAAAACCCTTACTCATCAATTCCTCCGTCAACTGCGTAAACAAATCAAGGATTCCTTTATCTGGCGATTCATCGTGGTAATCGTCAAGAATATCTCCTACTTCCTGAACGCTTTCAACTGGATTTTCTTTCTGAAATCCAACGTAAAGCAAATCACGAACACAGCAAAACAATTCTTTAACCTTGCCAATGCCGCCAACATCACTGTCATTTTCAACTTCTTCACTGTCAAAAATTCCAAGCAAATCCTTTGTTCTGTCCATCAAATCTGTGTCGCAGAAACTGTTATATCCAAATCTAACCTTGTATTCCTTACCTTTAACTTTTAATTCCATAATGATTTATCCTTTCCCCACTTTTAGTGGAAAGGAGCCACCCCGAAAGGTGGCTCTCTTTTTTACTGCATATATTATTCGAGTTCCGGTTCGGCTGTCTCTTCATCCTCGCTACTCAACACAGCCTTTTTAGTGTTTCTCGTTGAATAGCTTGTTACCCCACTTTTGTAACAGTGAAAGTACCATCCTTGTTATCAACGACTGTAAGTTGGTCAGTAACCCATTTAGGCACGGTATTCTGAACAACGGTAGCGGTCATTTCAAGAATTTCATCTACGCCGCCTACATCATTTACAGTAGGTGTAATCTGCCCTACATATGCTGCTTTGGCAACACCACCAACGCCATCCGTTCCATACAACTGAATAATGTCGCATTTTTTACCCTCAACATTCAAAAGAGCACTAAAATCATCTTTTTCGAGGTTTCCTGTAAACTCTTTTGCGTCAGACTGTTTAATACCCATTTCAAAGGTCTGTGCATCATCCTCCATCGTGGTACTTTCTACAGTGTTTGGTGCAGATGTTGGCGATGGAATTGACTTTGCACGTAACATCAATTTGTATGTTCCTGCAAATCCATCTTCGCTGTGTTCTTTGTAGATAATTCTTGCCAAATAACTTGTTGAAGCCATCTTGTTACCTCCTTAAATTTGATAAAAAAATAAAGCCTTTCGGCTTGTATTTACGTCAATATATATCATTCTTTCCGATTGTTCTGCTAAATCTAGCAGTTTGCCGGTAAGTGTCTTTTGTATCATCTTGCGTAGGCATTGAAGAACCACGAAAACGCATTGTTTTCATAATTCTCTTAACTTCCCTTATAACTTCTTTTGCTCTTGCTTGTGATTTATTATCAGTCACATCAATTTGAAAAGAAAACTTTTCCGCATTGATTTTGTCACCCTCTAAATCTTCTCCGATTTCTGAACCGGGTAACAATTGCAATCTTACAAAAGGAAAAACCGCTGGTGTATTACTACTGCCAACGGAAGAAAAGTTTTTATCTGTCATTTTGTATTTTTTTTTCAAACTATCAGAAAAGTTTGTTTTTATCCTTGTGAATACAGTAGATGGCACTAATTCATCCCATTCCACCGACATATGTACCACCTACTTTCAAAATATTTCTTTCGCCGTTTTTATAATTTTACTTCTTATATCTTCTCCGGCTTTATACATAGGCATAGTGGCTTTTACACCATGCGTAGGCATCCATTTTTGTTCCTTTTCATTCCAGTACCACCACATATCGTCATAAGCGTGTGTCTGCCCCGGAAATGTACCAACACCATAAGGAAATTTACTTCCGGCTAATGGATTTTGCGTTGGGTTAAAATGGACACCTGCACCAAATTCAATAGCAAGCAATATGCTAAACGGTGCATAACCATCTTGTTCTTTTACTTGCCCCTTGGCAAGCAATATACCATTACACCCAATCTTGTCAGCAGATATGTTTGTCGAAACCGTAACATACTTTCCTAATGGACTCTCTGATATATTCGTTTCAGCGACCTCTACACCACTTTGTAATAGCCTAGAAACAAGTTGTTTACATTTGATAGGTAAATCATCTCTATACTGCAAAAGTTGTTTTTTAAGGGCATTTAATCCACTTACAGACAAGTTTGCTTTAAATGTCTTTATTGCCATAAAACCACCTACATAATATCAAGTTCTTGAAACACTTTAAAAATCTTTGGAAATTGAATCGCAAACCAATCAACTATTGTTTCTTCATGACCAAATTGCTGTGAATGTTCAAAATTGGATTGTAAGCCACTCTCACTTAAAAAAGCATGAATTATCTCATGCCTTAATTGTTTGCTTTGTAAATTCCTAAAATTTCCAACATTGTTAAAGTTGTCAGAACGAATAACGATTGTATGATTTGTGCAATCGCAATAACCATCGCAATCAGCATCTTTTAATTCCTTTTCTTTAACCATATATTCAGTTCCAAGAATATTTACTTTTTGTTTCATTACTTCACATTCCTTTTTAACAAGAACAAGTCCTCATTTAATCCCTCGTCCGCAACACCTTTTACTGTGTAATCAGCACTGCTTTCATCTGGAATTGTGTTATCATCATCCTTGTATACGATTTCTGACTTCTTCCAAATCACGCTACCGGATTTCAAAGGCAAATAACCTTTACTGACAATGATTTGTGCATAGTTTGTACTATCATCAATACCATAGTCTTGCCATACAACTTCATTTAACTTATTTGTTATGTTTGCCTTAAACTCAACTGGTTTTGTATAACCAATTGTTGTTTCTCCGGTTTCAATCTTGTTTCCATCATCATCCGTAATGTAAATTACATTTCCCTCTTCGTCTGTATAACTTTCATATATCGGTATTTGCCCGTCTTGCAACGAATAAAACATTCTTTGTTTGTTAGATGCCAACGTCATCAAGGCAACCACCTACTCACTTGATTTAATCTGTTTAATGAGCTGATTTCCGTATACGCTCAATCCGGCAACAAGAACACCCTGAACAATTGATGTAAACACTGCCATAAGCATTTCTGGTACTGTTCCAATAGATGTATTTGCCATTACCCAAATGGCACAAAGCAAAATACCAAGTACACCTAAAATACAAGGAATGTACTTATCTTTGATAACATCCATTTTTTTAATTCCGACACCGATAATATACAAAACAACTGCTACTACAATCAGTTCCGGTTTTACATAACTCATAATACTATCCATCTTTTCTTACTTCCTTTCCGTTGAGACGTTCTTCAAGTCCGTTAAGCCTGTGATGAGCCTGCTTGCAACTTTCTTCAACTTTAATAATTCTGTCATTGTGCATTTTAATATCTTCCCTCATGGATGATATTTCTGATTTAATCTCTTTAGTATCTTGACCTATATCATCAAGTTTTACATTGATTCTTGTGTTGTCTTTTACGCGTTCTTCTATATCTTTTGTGTCTGTCCGCTTATTATTCTTTAGTCCAAAGTAAACAGAAAAACAAACGGAAATAACGCTAATAAGTAAAGCAATCTCAATATTCATACCTTACCGCCTTTCCGCAAATTATAGTGTTTCGTTGCCCTCCACCGCTTACACGAAACGCCCTGCGAGAAATTTAGATACTCTAAACAACTCACGCACAATCTTCTATAAGACCTGCACAAATGGATAAACACATTTCAAAATATCATCACGACTAACCCAAGTCCTTGAAATTGAATTTTCGCTATGACTACTTTCAAATGGTGCGCCCATCTGTGCAAAATCATATACTGCCAAATTCTTAATTACGGAATAGTAGTTATCGTAAAGGTCTTTCTCAACTTCATCATCTGTGTAAGATGTTGCCTGATAGTTTCTTCTGTTCTTAACTTCTCGTATAGCATCTTTGACCTTTACTGAAATTATGTCAGCATTAAACGTAGGCTCATTTCCATATTCAATTGTCAAATCTGCAATAATTTCTTCTTGCAGTCCTACTTCCATTGCTTCATCCATAATTCAAACTCCTATAATCCGAATTTTTCAATCAACATTTTCTTTAAATCTGCGCCGCTAATCTCTTCCGCTTTATCAACACCCTGCTCGTTAGCAAGTTTTTGTAAATCAGCGGTAGACATACGATTGATTTCTGTTTTGGTATAAGATTTCTCAGCAGACAGATTTGTATTTTCAGAAAAACTAGAGGTGGATTTCTCCACCTCTTTTGAATTATTTTCTGGAACATCTTCTCCTGCTTCATACCAAATACCATTCTTATTTACGATATAGGGATATATCATGCTTAATACCTCCTACTCTTGTGAATGAACCTCAATAACAAATGTTGAATCCATATTTTCATAAGATGGAAGCACAATCTCGGAAGCGGTTACAGATGTAATAGCTGGTGGACCGTACTCGACTTTCTTTGCTACTGCAATTCCTACTCCATACATAGATACGTCTACATCAGCCACCTGTGAAGCTGTTCTCTCTTCCGGTGTAGTACCAAACCAAGTGCCGCCAAGAGCACCGGCCGGAAGTAATGTAACCTTATCATCTGGATAAAAATATGCTTCCTTGCCATCATCACCGATGTACATTTTGTCATAAAGAACAATGGTAAGTTTTGTTCTTGACTTAACGATTGAAATTACATTATCGTCTGTAAGTTCAATATTTGCTGTAAGGTTCTGTGCAAGAATTGCATTTTTAACCTGTTTATTCTCTAACAGATAATTAAACGTGTTAGAGTTCATAAGAACATATGTTGCAACCTTACCAAGTTTTGCAAGTGCTTTTCTTGCATTATTAAGGTCGGTAAGCGGCTTTGAATTTACTGTGTCGCTCCACATTGCTGTGCCCTGCAACTTTAAGTAATGCTTAGCGGTATATTCTCCGTTAGGGTCGTAATCATACTCATACTTAACGCCATCAGATTCAATTCCGATTGTTGGGTGTCCTTTTGCTGTAGCAAGGAGAGCCATTCTCATTCTTTCCGGAACAACCTCTGCACCTCTTACAAGTGTTGTGGTATCATCATAGATACTTTGTAATGCTCCCTGTAAATATGGGTCGTTTTCATCCTTAATTCTGTCGATTTCCTGTGCATCTTCCTCTGTAATAACCATCTGTTCACGGAAAAATGCCATCTGTGTCTTTTCTGTTTTTAATCCCTCTCTTGCTCGAATGGTAGGCAATGCATCAAAGTTTGACGGCTTTAACGAAACCGGAAGTCCTTTGTGTGTTTTAATCCACTTTAAATCAAGTCCAGATTTCTTTCTTTCCGGGAACCACTGTAATCCAAGATAAGGAATATCATTGCTTGCATCGTTTGTAGCTGCAAGCGCAATGGCTTTTGTATCTACTACTTCATTTACTAACATTCTTTTTACCTCCTGTTAATTACTCAAATACAATCATTGGCAGTGCTGTCTTAACTGCTGCGTCAATGGTTACACCCGAATGATTTTTGGCTGTTTTTTCGTCAATATAAGCTTTCTTAAGCAATGTACCCTGTGGTCTATCTTCGGTTACATCATGAAGCAAAATACCAACTACTGTTGCTGTGTTGTCTGCAACTCCTGTCTTTCCGATAGGTGTTCCAGCCTTAACAACCTTTTTCCCATTTGCTAATTTGTCTGTTACACTTGTAAAATCAAGTGTCATAGGAATACCCTCAAACGGTTTTCTTTTGAGGATGTTTACATCTCCCTCGTATGCTGTCTGTTCAAACTGCATCATTTTAATTACCTCCTACATAATGTGATAAAACGTCATTATTCTGTTTCTGACCGCTGTAATACTTCTCTACAAGTTTTTCAGCGTTTGTTTTTTCTTCTCCACTTCCACCTGTAGAACCACCCGGATTAGGCGTATCGTCAAGTTTCTGTTTCTCATATTCAGCGATTGCCGTTTTTTTACTGTCGGCAAAAATCTGACCGAGAACCTCATAATCTGTAGCACCATCATCTGTAACAACTTTGCTCGCCTGCTCTGCTGTTAATCCAAAATTTTCCATTGCATTTGCTCTCTGTGTGCGAACTGTATCTTTCTTTTCAAGTTCTGCAATTTTTTGGTTTGCTGTTTCAAGTGCCGTTGTTGCTTTTTCAAGCTCTGTCATGTTTTGGCTATTAAGCTCGTCAAGCTGTGTCTGCAATTTGTCAGCCTTATTAGCTTTTTCTTTGTACTGTTCAGCTTTGGCATTTGCCTTTTGAACCGTACTTCCATAGTCAGCCATTATTTTGTCTGCATTTTCCTCGCTAATTCCAATAGCAATAAGTTCTTCTCGTTTCATATTTTTACCTCCATGTCATACGAATTTTTATACGGTGCAACGACACCGATTGACATTGCTGTTTTGTACGCTCACAGCTTTGCGAATTTTTATAAAATAAAAGAGATAGTCTATTCGACTACCTCTTTATTTACTGGATTGTTGTTTGGTTCTACATCTTTGCTTGTCGGATATAGATATTCCATTCTTTCTTTTGATTCAAGAGCAACGGCTTCACTGTCACTAAACAAGTCAACTGTTTTTATTGCTCTCTTATAATCAACCCCTGCTTCAAGAAGCATTTTAAGTGCTTCGGACTTCGTAAGCAGATTATCTATCTTGTTATGGTTGATATGTATTTCAATGTCGCTTGGCATAAGCGTAAAATTTCGCTTTATACGCAAACGATTCAGTATAATTCTAAGAGACATTCTTTCCGATTTTTTTAGTATCGGTTCGTTGATTGCCGTTCTTAGTCCTGCATCATAATGTCCGTTTCGTAGGTTTACTGCATTTCCAGTATCACCTCCGGCATTGTTGTTGGAACGATTAGCCAAGCCTTGAATACTCAAAAACCTTTCAAACAAATCATCAAAAACAACTTGACTTTCTGTTTGGTTCAGTTCATTTGTCATAACATCAACATCGGCTTTGTTTTCGCCATTGTTTGATTTAACAACTAAGGCACCTTCTAATCTCATCTGCGAAAATGTATCTTTGTCAATCTCGCAATTCACAAATTTAATCCATGCAGAAACAAACTGCTCAATGCCGTTTACCCGGTCAGAAGATAATGTATTGATTGAATCCGTAATAGGAATTGTAATTTCAATATCCGATAATCTTCTTGCATTGTTTGGATATTCCACAACCGGAATAGCGTTATTTCCGTTTAAACCACTACTTTTAATTTTTCCATCGACAATTTCAAAATACTCTCTTTCCGTATAGCAAAAATATATTGAATTATTGTTTTCATCTTCTCTAATTTGACAAGAAAATGCGGGTTTTCTATTTGAGTAATAAACAACAAACGTATAGCGTGGGTCTTCCGAAAACAAAGCAAAGTCGCTTTCGTCAAGCAAATCTCCGTTTCCGTTGTCATTTCCAACAAATCTATAAGCCGTACCGCAAATACTTCGCCAACGGCAAATATCAATATCTACTTCTTGTTTGCTTTCAGAATCCATCGTAACATTCAGTTCCGTAATCTCTTCTGATTTCTTATCGTCTGTTCCACGTAACACATATTGAATAGGCTCTGCACATATTTCAGCAGTTTTACGCTCAACAAGTTCATAAGCAAGATTTAAAACAAGTTTGTTGTTTACCTCCGGTCTATTTACCTTTTTACGGTATAAAATAGGCTGGTCTCCTCTGTAATATCTATCAAGGTAATTGATTTCTTTTGCATTTTGCGCGTGAATCGAAAGTGCCTTTCTTAATTCTTCTACAATATTTAATTTTGTAATTTTGGATTTATTTGTAGAAATTACTTTTCTTCCAAAATTGCATTGATTTACTGCCGTAAACGGTCTTATGTTTTTTCCATAATACTTAAACATTAAAGCACCTCACTAACAAAACGTCATTCCACTCGATGTTGTCCTTTGTAATATTTTTTTCAACTCTGTAGTTCCGGTATCTACATGGTAAACAACTCTTTTTCTGCATTTTTTGCAATTCACAGAAATATTCATACTGGAACGTCCATCCCATGTGGCTACTTTTCTTCCACATCTTGGACAATATATTGTTTTTGGTTCCGTCATAAAAACCTCGTTTCTTGCAATAAAAAAACACCGCCTTTTTTGGGCAGTGTTTTATTTTGATTTCTTCATTTTATATTATATAATAATTGCTATATGACATACTATGACATATTATCAATCCTTGTATGTTTTTCCATATAACTTTTCAAACTCCTGCAATGCTCTTCCGTGTATTCTGATTGTTTGCCTCCATGAATACGTTATTTCATCTGCAATTTTTTCAAATGTCTTTTTCTCAACATACCGAGCAAACAAAATATGATAATAAGTTTCGTTGTCAATTCCATCAATTTGCGAAACAATAAGATTCTTTTTATCTACATAGGTGTCGATTAAATCATCCAATTCCTTTTCCATCTTTTCAATTTTGCAATAGGTAGAACCCATTTTGTCAAAATCAGGACTTGTTTTTACTCTTTCTTCATTTTTTACAGCAGAAACACTTCTTGCCAGTTCTCTAAATTGCTGTATTTCAGATAACTTATTGTTTATCATTCGGTCAAGTCTACTAATTTGCTGTAAATATGTTTTAGTATCCATAATTTCTATAACCTCCTCTAAATGGGTTTTTTGGCACTTCTATTTTTGCCATACTCCAATTTCCCTCAATAAAGTATGCTAAAGACGCAAGGCAATCCGCCGCATCCTCATGTTTGTTTTTTCCAGTAACCGTAAAGCTATATAAATTTGTCATAAATTTTCTGTATTCCTGACTTCGACATCCAACATCACGGAAATAAAACTCTCTAATACTTCCAGCCTTATCCCATATCCTTTGTGCTTTTCTCATGTTTGTAGGTGCATATTCAGAACGTAGATTTATTTTTCGCCCTTTTTTCTTTAGTAATTCTTCAATTTCATCCTTATATCCTTCTCCGCCTTGATTTGCTTCAAAAAACGCACTTCCAACGTCATTATCAATAATCATGTTTGCTACTTTAGGTTTTGTTATTTTCTTTTCACTGTTGTCGAAAACAACATCGTCAATGTAAATTGAACCATCCTCGTACATATAAGCTACCGCAAATGCAAGAAAATCTTCCCCGCCTAAAGCAACGTCACAAGCCGCACATATTCTGTAAGGTTCTTCTTCTGGCAATACACCATTGTAAAATCTCATGTGTTCCGGATTAAAAACTGCTCCATCACGTTCAATTGGTTCCTGCTGATACTGTGCGTACCAAGATGCCATATCGTCGTTTTCTTCAAACTTTGCTCTTAATGTCCGGTAGTATTGCGTTGTATATCCAACACCGTAATCATAATCAAAGTTGCTTTCATCGTTTTCGTCCAAAGCCGGTATCTTCAAAATTTCATATCTAATATTTTTTGCTTCTGGGTTATTCTGTAAGAAATCCAATCTATCACTATAAAGGTCGTGCAAACTCCAAATTGTACCATTATGGATTAGTTTGCACTGTTCTTTTTTACGTGACATTACATTATTGTCAAATATAATCTGCTTTCGTTTGAGTGTGTCCGGGTTAAGAACATCTTGAATACCTTCAAGAATATCATCCAATACCATCCAACCGTAAGCGTCATATTCTCCATTAAGTCCACTTTCCAATCCTTTTCCAGAAAGTGTTTTGTACTTCTTTTTTCTCACAAGGTCTACTTTATGATTTTTTGAATCCGTATCAGCAACTTTTACTTTTGGAAATACATCAGAAAAACAATATGTTGGGTCTGTCCAGATTTCCATGACACCAGTTAAAAATGCTCCGCCTAATCCCTCTTTGTACGTCACATACAAATTGCTTTTTTCTGCGTCTTTTGCACAATGCCATGACATAGCAAGCGTTATTATCTGACTCTTACCAACCCTTGGCGGCATGTGAATAAACAATTCGTCAAGTTTTCCATCTTCAAGTTCCTGCAACTTATCGGCAACTTGTTTAAGGGTTTTTCTTCTAGGCTCGTAAAATCTTTCTTTCTTAGGTCTGTTTTTTTCTATGTAAAGAATGTAACTATCAAGAATGTAAGGTGCTTCATAAAGCAGTAAATCGTAATATTTATCTAAAATATCATACGACTGCTTGTTTTTTTGAGATTGTGTTTCAAGCCAATTAAAGTCAGCACCATTTGTAATTGATTTTATATACTCAAAAATCAGTTCTTTTGCTCTTGTAGAAACTTTCAATCCATATTCACGGTCTTTTCTTCCGCAAAGTATAATTTTACTTGCTTCGCAATATGCATCTATTACACTACGGTCTATTCCATTCCGTAATATGTATTTTTCGTATTCTTTTATATTTTTCTCATCTTCAATTGTATGCATTAAAAAAGCACCTCCACACAAGCAGAGATGCTATAATAGGCATCCTGCCTATAATTTTTCTAGGTTAGCGACTAACTCCGTTTGTTAGCCGGAAATTTAATTATTTACTGTTCCACTCAAATCCAAAATCCGACCTTTTAATTTTGCATTGAGGAATACCGTCTTTCCAAAACACCAAACCCTCTATGTAATGTTCGGATAGATATTTTTTAATTCCATCAAAGGTTCGTTCTACTTCAACAATGATTCTTCCATGTGGAATAAGGTCATCATAATCTTTATTGTACGGATTTCCATTAAAATGCTTTCCAACTGCTTCATACGTTCCATCAGTTAAAGGGCTTAAACAACACTGCATTGCAGTATCATATGCTTTTCTGAACCACTTATCCTCCGGTTTCTTATCATCAACTTTTACCCAACATGGAAAATGCCCTGTAATTGGGTCTGCCTTTTCCTGACATTTAATAGCTCCTTTCGGAACTGGTTTACCGTTCTTTGCGTCATATCTCTTGTAAAATTCTCCGTTGATAATCGCGCAACATGAACCATCAAATTTTACCGTTGCGACTCCATCTCCATTCAAAACCCATTCCATACCTTTTGTTACAATCGGAAGTGTTTCTACAACGCAATTGCTTATATATTTTCTTTCAAACAACGTAGGTATCTTTTTCATTTTTACTTCACTATCCTTTCCTCCGATAATCGGCAATTACTTTTCAACTAATTCATCCGCATATCTTGTCAGTTCAATTTGTGTTCCATTTTCATCTTTTGTACAAACAGAAATATATCTATTACATGAACTACGCACATCTCCTCCAAGCCATATTTCCGTTTTATCATCATCAAAACTGTAACACTCTCTCATTTTTTCAATGCAATTATTCATTTCTGTTATTTTCATAATGACAAACCCTTTCTGGAAATTCACAAGTTTCAACTTTATCTGTCTTTTCTCCGTATTCTTTCACGTTTTTATTTTTCCATAACCTTTTTGTGATTTCTTCACTAGGCAAAACAAAATGTTCTATATCACAATCACGCAATTCTCTTAATGCTTTTATCCCCAAACTCAAAATCGTATTACTTTCCGAAATCATATTTGCAGGTATTCTATTATTTTCGTTGAAACAAGGAACCAATTTCCGTGAATCAATCTTACAAACCAATCTTACATCACTCATTTTCCATAAACCTCTCAAAATCTTCCATACACTCATTACATAAATCGTAGGTCATATTTAATATGCCATTTTTTGTGATTGAATTCATACACAACAGCCCTACTTTTATCTCTTTCCCACACCTGTCGCAAGTGTGCCATTGTTTTTGATGTTTCATTCTTCCACCGCCTTTTAAACTAACCCTAGCATATGCAAAATTTCATGTTCACATATTTCCATCGAACCTTCTCTTGTGTGAATAAGGATTTCGTGCAGTTTCTCATATTCCGATTGACTACACTTATATTTATTAAAATTACTTGAAAAGCAATAATATAAACAATATCCATATCCTTTTCCAGCAATATTTTCATAAACATTCTTGCCGATAATATTATATTTTGACGTTTTCAAAACTTTGTTTTTTTTGTCTATGAAATACTCCTTTTCTTTTGCTTCTAATTTCTCTTGAAGATATTTCAAAAAAAATTGTATATCTTTTTCAGACTTAGAAACATACAAAATAGTTTTTTCCATCAATCCACCAACTTCCTACCACACTTAGGGCAATTATTGATTTCATAATCAAAATCCATAAAACTATCTCCAGTTGCAAAATGTATATAAACACCGTGTTCATCTTTGTATATGTAATCTTTGTATTTTTCGCTTGTGTAATCTTTGGTATAAATGTTTTTGCAAAACTCACACATTTCCATATCGCCTTTATCAATCCACCAATCATTGCTTTCTCCCAACGTGAAATATCCAAAACACAACCATTCCTATGCTTCGTGGTATAAATAAAACTGGAAAAAAAACATAAAATAATAGTGCAATCATTACACATCCGAACATATTCATTTCTGTTTCTTCGTACAGATACTTTGATACAAAACCGTAATAGCATAATGCATATATATCTTTGGTATCTACCAAGATAAAATATATGAAATTACCTAAAAACAACCATAAAGCATAAACAGCAATTAAATTTTCCATTCTATCACTCTCCCTCTTTTAACCCATATGGTGCGTTGGTAAAACGGATTTCCACACCTCTGACATATTATTTATTCATCTTCTTTGTTATGCTTGCAGTAGACAAGCAAATACTCTGCAATCTGTTTTAACTCATCAATGGTATATTTTTTTGTTTCTGGTGGTTCTCCAATAGATGGATTTTTCACTTCGCACGTTGCGCTAGTAAGCATTTCGACAACATCCAAAGGGTTTGAGAAACAATCCATGGTATGCATCTCATTTTCTAATTCTTCTATTCTGTCTTTATAACCGGATAATTCACTTATTGTTAAAACACACAACGACGCATAATCTCCGCTATCGAAATCTCTTAGTGCAGAATCAGTAAATCTTGAATGCAATCTAACGTATTTATCTAATTTACTTTCAAGACAAAAATTTTTTTCTCTTTCAATTTTGTAATCTTCAAGAGAAACAAATTCTCCGTTTGCGTAATCAATTCCATCTTTCGTTCTTCCGTTTTTGAAATTGTAAGTTTTAATAATACTTGCCATTTTACACCTCCAGTTATATTCGGTTTCTTGTGTTGGAAAGTATTATCCGGTCACTTATTACTATTCTGTCCATACTCTACTGTCAGACAACCAACACAAGCATTTTAATTATTTCAGCAAGGAATACCGAAACGCTTGCTTATCCGGTAGCGAACCGGAACATTGATGTGGTGAGGAATCGAACCTCACATGATGCCTTTGTCCATATCCTTTCGGCTCACTTTGGCATCGTACTTGTGGTTTCCTGCGTCTACCCTTTCCGCCACACATCAGCAAAGGCACCCATTCAAATGACTAATGATTATATCGCAAAACAGGAAAATTCTAGGTACCTTTGCATTGTATCATCCCCTCTATCGGGGAAACGCCGATATTTGGATTTGAACCAAAACGTCATAACGACTACTGACAGTTTAGCAAACTGCTCCCTTGCCTGATTAGGGTTATATCGGCAAATAGGTGTATTGCAATCCCATAAGGCTTACATTCCTTATTTGCAAATTTGGAACATTCTTACCTTTGGATATTTCCCTTAGGAAATTACACCTAATCGGCAACCGTAGATTTGAACCACGATTCTTTGTGTATAGTGGGATTCTACACAACGCATTATCCATTATGCTATCGCCGTAAGTACGGATTGGCATACATGCATCTGTTTTTTAATCCGCACTGTTGCGATTCTTTTGCGTCCGGCTACTTTGGACAATGGGAACTATCGCAACAAAACCATAAACCCCACCAGACCTTGTGACGGTCCTTTAATCAGCTTTCCGCTAGTGGGTAAAGAAAGGGTTCATGTCAAAGCAAAACATGAGCAAACCATATACACCGAATTGCCGGTGTTGTATTCCGATTCGCTCTCGGCTAGAACGGATATACATTGCCCCTCTTTGTGATTCACACTCCTTATCACGGTTAAGAGTTCAAGGGATATGGTAAAACTCTTAATGAGTTATAAAATATATCGCCACAATGGACGTACAAAAATTGATTATTGACATTATTCTATCACGAGGTCTTTCGCCTAACACTATGTTCAAAAACGAAACTACCACCATGAATCCAAAATAAACCACAGCAATGTATCGAATCAAAAAACTAATCATCACGGTTCCTCCACTCTTCGCATCCGTGGTCGTGTTCTACATAATCAGCTAAATAGTAACTGTCCATATTCTCGCACACATAACCATTCTCACGGCTATATGCAGCATATTTACAATTTCCACAACACTGTTTTTCGTTATCGTCCATCCTTGAAGTCCTCCATTTCTTTTACACTCATTCCAACAATTCCTGCCGAACCATCCGAATCCGTATTCTTGAAATACTCTCCGTTCTGCGGAAACATGAAACGGAACATTGCGTAATTTGCTACGTCGCAAAGATATTCCGTGTTTCCAGTTTCTTCAAACTTCGCAAGACACTTTTTAAGACTTCCAATCGCATCCACATTTCCGGTTGCGAAATTTCTACTTGCCTTGCCATATTTGTAATAACTCTGACATATCAACGCTTTTCGCTTATCGTCAAACGCTTTTGAGTATTCCGTTTTTAGCAATTCATTTTCCATTCTCAAAAACCCCTTTTTTATTTTTTCGGGAGTATGGGGGACTTAGCAGGCGGTTTTTTAATCCCTCAATAGAGGGGTAGGGGGTAGGCTGCTAGTCCTCTCTTTTGTTCGGTTCGTAAAACTACAATTATACGAACTTTGACGATTTTCCGTTGTTTATCCGTCTTTTTTCTCGATTTCAATGACTTCCTGCGCCGGATTTGTCAATTTTGGAAGCTCGCTATCCGTCAATGCTCGGTTGCTTTGTTCGTCAACCTGCACCGGTGCGGTCTCTGCCATCCCATAAGCCGCCTTTGCAACAAATATCAGATTGGCATTCGTGCCGGTCTGGTTATGTAAGCGATTGAGGGTAAAAGACTTGCAAATATTAAACCATTTTTTAACTGTGCTACCATGTGCAGTGCTAACCCTATACCTGCCCATAGCCCAATCAGTAAATGTATTTCTATCAATTCCAACTAAAAAACTAAATACCTCCAGTGTTGGCAGTACTTTATATTTAGCACATATACGGACATAAATATTAAATATATTATCCAGTAATTTTATATCATCATTACTAGGCTTTTGTATGTTATCAGAAATATAGAAAATCATAGATACAAAGTTATCCGCTACACTTTCAGCATCTCCATCTAGTTCGGTATCTATATACTCATCTACCAGCCTATATATGTCGTTCTGATATACTTCAATACCAACTTCGCTTTTAACTGTGTTATCTTTCACAACCATTACCTCCAAACATCCAAAAAATAAAAAACGCCAACACAAGAAAAATAAAAAGTTATCCTCTTGCGTCAGCGTTTATATATGCTGCCGTCTGTGTGCTACTGTTTCCAGAGCAGTAATTTAATATCTGCCCTTACTATACACGATATACAAGTTGTTGTCAATAATAAATTTATAATATTTATTTGTCGAGTTCGAGCCGTTTTTTATAAATCCAGGTACGGCGTCGGGGAATCTGCCCGACTATATATATACTTATCTTTTCTAACCTAACCTAATCTATTCTATTCTATGTTACACTTTGGAAACAGAACGATAACAGATTGGTTACAAACTGGTAACAGAATTGCATACAACATGATTACAAATTGATTACAAAACGATAACAAAAACGCAAAAAAAGACGGCTAAAAAGCCGCCCTTTTCTTCTGGAATCACTCGCCAAGATACTGGCTATATAGTTCCGTCCATGCTTCAGCGTCAAGGTCGCTTTCGAGTTCGGCGGATGCCTCGAACGGCTCCGCTTCTTCGTGGTCCAGAACGTCGGAAATGTCAACAGTGTATTGTTTTCCGTCAACATCAACCCAAACGTTGGCGGCGTCGTTCTGAACTCCGTTCCCTTTCGAGGCTTCCTGCTGAAATGAATCGAAATCCATTACGGCAAGGTCAAAGTCTGAACCCTCGACGAATTCGCCGCTTTCGTCTGCCTCGAAATATTCAAGAGCGTACTCTTCAACGTCCGTCAAATGTTCGTTATAGCGAGCATATTTACAACGTAGAGCGGCAAGCTCTTTTTTGGCTTCCTCTTTCTCTTCAATTTTCCATCTTTTCAATTCTTCCGGGTTTTCATCGTTGCCCCAAATGGTATCGCCTTTTTTGAATTTCTTCATTTCCTCGCTTGTTGCTCTGCACTCCCCATGCAGCAATCTAATCATATTCAACATATTCTTCACCTTTTCACGGTCTCCCGTGCCTTTCTTTATTTGATAAGTCAATTATAACCTACTTTTAGAATATTGTCAACTACTTTTTCAAAAGAATTTTATTTTTTCTTCGTCCGTTGGAATCACTTCCAGAATGTCGCCCGGTTGGCAGCGACACATAACACAAATTTTGTTGATTGTGTCAAGGTTTACCATTTTACCAGTTCGCAAATTTGCGTTTGTTTGTCCTGAAAGTAGTTTCTCTTTTTGTATGCGTGTTTGGTTGTAACCGTGCTTTTTTAGCAACTCCAGGACATCTGTCTTATATCTTATCAAAATTAATCACCTCCTAACGCTTTTTATTGTATCATATATATAGGAAGAAAGCAAGAAAAAATATTCTCGAAAAAGATTACAAAAACCCTTGACATTATTCTAGTTTTAGGTTATATTATATACAGAAACAAAAAAGGCGGTCGCCCCTACCAAGAACGAACCGCCACCAATCAAAAAAGAAAGGTACCTATATTATAACATATAGGAAAGGTGAAAAACAATGAAAAAAATTAAAACTTTAGAAATTAGCGGGAAAAGATGGTTCCAGAAATCCTACGGGAACACGTACCACACAACAACGGTTATTGTTAATGGTGAAAAGCTGAAAAGCGATATAACATATGGCTATGGAAATCACTACTTAGCAACAGCCGCCGAGCTTCTCCGTGAAAATGGTTTTGACGTTCCGGCGAGCAATGATAAAGCATATCATTATATGCAGTCATTCGCTCATTCAGCGGAAGACGTAAAAAGGAAAAAAGATTTGTAGGAGGTGGAAAAATGAAAATCAATAAATTATCGTGGGCGGTTGCCTACAAGATGGACAAAAGAACACAGGACGACGGAACAACGAAAGTTGTTACCGTCGCAAAGTTCAACACGGCGGAAGCCGGAGCAAACTTTATAAAAAAATGTCTACCAAAAGATACAAAAGAACGTTTTTTTGTGGTAGACGCTGACGCCTTGGAGGCTTGCGAGGATGCGGACAAAATAAAGCGCCTTGAACACTCCGAGGCAGCTAGATTTTTCGCATATGTCGAAAAAGAAGGGGGGTATTGATATGTTTGTATCAGTTAAAAGCCTTACGGCTCTAATCGACCAAGATATACAATTTTATATTGATGGGGTAGCAAGCAAGGAACAGCACAGCCCGGAAGAGTTTGAAAAGTGGCATAAGTATATAAAAAGCCGGCTCGTAGAACAACTTTCCAAACTGAAATTAGACAAAAAAGAAGCTGCGCCGGTTTTTTCCGGCGGTTTCTTTTCTTGCATTTTGGCAAAATAAAAAAAGATTGGAGGCGGTGACATGATGAAATCACTGCGGAAATGGCTAGAGAAATACGGTTATAATCCGGAAAAAATCAAACTTTTCGGAGGTGGCGAAGCGTTGGAGGTATCAACGCCATACCAAGGACAAACACCAACGGCGGAACAATTCGCGATATTGTCAGAAATCCGGCGGCACGTGTCAAGGCACTATGCCGGGATAAAGGTTGAGCCGCGCGGATTTTATTCGTCAATTTATATCTATTATAACAATTAGCTGGATGCGTTCCGGCTTTTTGTCGTGCGCTCTGCCTGCTTTTGGTGGACGTGCGCCCTGCTGCCGTTTTGCTTTTCGCAAATCTCCGGCGGTGTGTTTGCGATACCAAAAACAAAAGATTGTTTTTCCCCTGCCGGATGTATTCCGGTTTGGTTTGGATGTAAAAAACACATAGCACCTTGACAACGCCTTATATTAGCCGTATACTGATTTTATATATCTATAGCAAGTTTATAGGCTCACGAGATAAAAATGGCAAAATAGATGCTTTAGAACGTCCCACAAGGGCAAGCCTTTATTTAGTGTATCTAAAATCAGCAAAGTAAAAAACAGTGCAAAAACTGTTAATATAAATCAATTTGAAAAAATTCACCCTGCAACTATAAAAATCAGCAACCCCGGGGGGTATCAAAAAATTTGCATTATCGGGAGAAAATTCCGAAAACGCAAAAAATCTCTCTCCAACCTTGAAAATTTGAAAGGTAGGGGGGTATCAAAATATTTTGCTTACCGGGTGTAAAAAGAAAGGAGTGTTCATCATGAACAAAAAGACAAAAGCATTAGACAAGGAAACCTACAAAGAAATCATAACCGCAATCCGTAAAGGCTTCAATTACGGCGAACACGTATTCAAGCCAAACAAACGGCTTGCTACATTACTGGTAGTGCAAGCAAACATCGGAGTTAGAATCTCTGATATACTGCACCTTACGCTTTCAGACGTGGTATACGAGAGCGGTCGCTATCATCTGGATATTGTAGAGCAGAAAACCGGCAAGGGAAGAAATTTCACGGTTCCAACTGAATTATTCCAATTCTTAAAGCAGTACACCACAGATAACGGCATTGCACCAACCGCAAGAATCTTTCCAATCAGCGAAAGAGCCGTACAGAAACAATTGAAAATTGTAGCGGATTTCTTTGGAATTGACGGAATATCAACTCACAGTTTCCGGAAGTTCTACGCTACGGAGATGTACCTAAACAACGATTATGATATAGAGTTGGTGCGTCACCTGCTACAGCACTCATCCAGTTCGACAACGCAAAGATATATTGGAATCAGCGAAAAACGTGTTGAGAACGCACTGAAAAACCATTTGTGTATCATCTGATTGTATGGTACACTGTAAAGGTCTAAAGCCAATATAATACGGCAACCATTTATTTCTCCCCCCGGTTGCCAATTAGACAAAAAAGTAGGAGCCTTTTCCATAATTTAGGCTCCTACTTCTTATTTATTTTTTATTTTTCTTCCTTGCAACGTGTTCTAGTATGGTTTTCTCTGCTTCTTCTCTTAGTTCCGCAAAGTACGATACAACTTCCATAACAAACCTTGATTTGTAACCTTTTTCGTACTTATAGAGTATCTTGTAATCATCTACATTGTATGATTTCCCAATATCCAAAAGAATCTTGTGGTACAATCCTTTTCTCGTGAGTTTGTATTGCTTGCAAAGATACTCAAAGTTTGGTTCCATTTCTGCAAGCCATTTATCCTCTACGAGTAGCGGATAGGTTTTGCGTTCCGGAATCTCCTGCTTTACCTTAAAGTATGAATTTACTAATTGACGCTGTACTTTCCATGCTATATCTCCGTTTAAAGATTTTACAATCATCAAGTAACCACTTTCTGTTAATAGTGTAATTCCTTTGTTCGGCACAGTGATATTTCTAATGTACGAATTTGTCTCATTAGAATTTTTCTTTGTCAAAGAGAAGTAATCTTCACCCTCAATAAAGTGTTTCTTGTTTCGGTTAAAGTTTCTTCGTGCTGTACCTGATTTATTTTCGTGCACTGTATCAATATCCTTAAATGTCACAACTCGCTGTCCGTTATACTCTCTAATTTGCATTTCTGTGTTTTCAATGGTAATTACTTCGTTCATTAGCAAGCACCACCTTTCTCTGGGAAGAAATCAATCTTTCCGTTTGTCAGAAATTTATCACAGTATGAAAATCCTGCAATGAACGATGCTTCTTGTACATCTGCTATGCCATCGCGAATTGATTCATCTATATTCTGAAACAGGCTCGGGTTTAATATGTCTCTCAAACGAGCAATGGCGTCTTCCGCTGTTTCCCAGTTCTTGTTGATAATACAAACTTCCTCGGAATTGTTCATGTCTTTTGTGTCCATAAAGTTTCGATAAGCAATTTTTAATAATTCTTCCATGTTTTTTCCTCACTTTCAAATAATGCTTGATTTTCCACAAGAAAATGATAGAATAGATTTATCAATTCCTTATGGAGTTGTTGCTAAAGTGTTGTGTTCGTTGGTAGCGGTGCAACACTTTATTTGTTTTCTGTTAATCTCCTATAAACCAAGTCGATTCCCTCTCTAAGAATATCTGTTTTGGTTTTTCCTGTTTTTTCCACACAGAACTCTAATTTTTTCATGTCGCTAACAGTAAGCCTAACTCCTGTTCTGTTAGTTCCTCTAGGGTCTCTTGTTGGTCTTCCAACTTTTTGCGCCAAAGTATCTCTCCTTTCGTTATTATGTTGAACATAATTATATTATACATTTTGTTCAACATAAGTCAACCCCTAAATGTAAAAAAAATAGAGACAATATAAATTATACTGTCTCTATCCAATAAATCTAGTTATCAAGCATTTCATTTACTCTCTGCATATTATCTCCAGTATCATACACAATCACGCATGACCTGCCAAAATAAAAAACTGCTAAGAATATAACGCAAATTAAAATAACAATTAAAAGTCTTTTCCACATATGAATTACAACCTTTCTCTATACTAACTAAATAAAATACCGTTCTTCATTATGTACCAAAACACAGAAAAACAAAGGATAATAAGAAAAGCAATTAAGTTATCTTTCGTAAGATTCTTATAATATTGAACATCATATCCCTCGTTTGCTCTAAATGAGCTATAGCATTTAAAACCAATCGTCCAAGCGAGCGGAATAAGTGCCAATAGATAATATTCTTCGACCAATATTCCAACTAAACTAATAACATTGGTTACTGCCGCTAACATATTTGCAATGAACGAATTCTTCAATTCCTTTGATTTGCAGATTATATAACCACAATGTGGACAACTCTCTGCCGTATCACTTACCTGACCTTTACACTCCGGACATCTTATCAATGACATTTCTGAATCCCCCTATTCTATTTTATCAAAAACCTAAAAATAAAAATATTTAGCAAACCAATCACAATAACAACCCAATCATCAATAATGTATTTGTTCTTCCCCTGCCTTACTAAATCAATTATAGCCAATAACATAGCAAGAACGGCAAGTATCGTAGAATATCCCGGTGTTGGAAATAATATTGATATTCCGCACATTACTGCACTGACTATTCCAAGCGGAGAATGTTTCTTTTTTACATACATGGGATTTCCACAATTTGGACATTTGTTTGCATTATCACTTATTTCTTTCCCACACTCCGGGCATTTAATCAAAGCCATGAGCAATCCCTCCTCTTTTATTTTTGATTGTATATTATCATATTTGACTATATTTGTCTATAATGCAGTTCTTAATGTTTGGAATACATTGTTTGTTATGCTAATTATTTTATCTGCGTATGTTGCCAAAAAGTCGCAAAACATTTCTTCCTGCTCCAAAGTCATATCAATTCCGTATGAAAACATTGCGCTATGGCATATCTCATGTAGCAAAACTTTTCGTAAAAAACCGCCACGCAAAATATTTGATATATAAATTGTTTGATTATTTCTATCGCACATTCCGCAAGTATAACTTCCGTCACTTCTTTGTAACATATTGCTATACGGTGATACTGTTACTATATTCCAAACAAAACCATTCATAGTATACAATTTAACCACTCCAATCAAAAAGGGGCAATTACGCCCCTTTAATTTGTTTTTGTTAAAACTTCTGCAACAATGTTTGCATTTTTGTTTTGAGTAAATTTTTTTCTTCCTGCGAACTATCCGCAATCATTTCCGTAATGTCTTTTGATAATTCACCCATGTACTTTTCTAACTCTTTCATTTTGTATTGCTTATCCGCCGGTGTGTCTGCTTTGTGCATTTCTTTTGATTCCATGTACGACATACGGCTCATTCCGCTTCTGCCCTCTCTGGAATCTCTCATCTTCATGTTTTTATCCATCCCGGTATCAGTGTAATACATAAGACCGTCTCTGTGTTTATCCATATCTCTGTACCATTCTGGGTCATGTTCCCGGTACATTTCCGGGGTCATATGATAATATGGTTCGTCATATCCTCTACGGTACGTTCCTCGTCCTTTCGGAGCAAATCTTCCGTCAGCGTATCGGTATTTGTCATAAAATCTTCTTCCGTCTCCGTAACGCTCAAACATTTCAAGCGTTTCTTCCAAGTTTGATTCATCCATTGCCTTTGTCAAGGTTCTGTAGTACATTGCTTCCGACAAATCTTTCATCATGTCTACTACTTTTCCCATTTCGCAAGTATCAACATTTTCGATTCCAGATTCCATTTCACTTTTGGCACATTCGGAAAGTTTTTCAATCATACAATGCATTCTTTTAATATCCATCTCAATCACCTCCACCGGTTGTAACAATAGTTCCATCACCGTTTATTGCATTTAATCTGTTGTCTGGGGCGCAAGCAATTCTTCCAAGCAATTTGAAAACCCCACTATTTGACGTGGTTTCAACTCTTGTACTGTATTTTGTTCTTGTTCTGATACTACAAGCCGTTGCCTGCGTACAATCACATTTTGTCAGTGGATAAAGTACCGTACCAGTTCCAATCTGGATATATACCGGAGCAGAGATTGTTGTTTCTGCCGGAATGTTCTGCGCCACAACAATGCAATATTTTGAACCATCGTTATAACTTCCTTCCGGGATTTGGATAACAAGACCAGTACCGGCAGTAAAATTTACTGCCTGACTTATAATCAATTTCTTGCAAAGTCTGCATACGTTTTTACAATTACTCATAATCTACCTCCTAAAAATCAATATGGGATAAGCCATAGACCTATCCCATAGAGTAATAATCAGCCTAGTTCGGCGAGTTTTTCTGATATTCTGTTTTGATTCTTCTGCATATTAGCAACAACCGCAACCGTTGTTAAGACCTACTCCATAAGCGGACTGGTAAGGTGAGCAAGTGATGTAAGCTGGTACGGCAGTAGGTCGAAGTTCTTTCACAAGCTCTTCTTTTGAAAGAGCAGACTTAAGTGTCTGATTTTCGGCCTGTAATGTTGCCAGCTTGTCGTTTACAAGGAAGTCAAGGATGCTTCTTGTGTTTGCGTTCTGATTGTCGATAATATCTCTTGTATTGTTGCACATCGAGTTCTGGAGTGCGTTTGTCTGCGTTGAAATGTTGTAATTCACGCCCTGAATAGCTTCTCTTGTTGCACAGCAGCAGTCGGAAATCTGATGAGATACGTCATTGAATCCCTGCTGGTTCTGAAAACCAAGCGTACAGATTGAGTTATCAAGAGTTCTGAAATTGCTGTTGATTGTGTTGTTCAGCGCATAGTTACTGTCTGCCAGTCCGTATGTCTGCTGGTCGAGTTTGCTAATAAGCGTCTGCTGGTCTACTGCGGCTCTAACATCTGCCTGTGTAGCACAAGGAACGGATGCTCTGTCACCGCCGTTGCCGTAACCGCCGCCAAATCCATTACCCCATCCGCCAAAAATAGCAAACAAGATAATCAAGACCCACCAGCCGTTTCCATCTCCCCAGCCGTCTTTGTTGTTTCCTGTCACTGCCGCAATATCGGCAAGACTAGGTGAATTTCCGTTAAACATTTTGTTTACCTCCATTGTTTTATTTACAAATGGGAAACTAGTTTTAAGCGCACAACCCAAAATGTACTAACGTAAATTGCATCTTTGCATAATTGATTTTCTTATTTCATCCGGTGTGGTTCCTTTTTCTTTGCAGACGTTTTCTGCAAATTCCTGTAATCCTTTTGAATCTCCATTTCTATACATCTCAATAGCATTTTTTGCCATAGGGTTACTCATAACTTCATTGCTTTTTGTAATTTCTTCTAAAAATTTCTGTGGATTTCTCATTGCTTTCATAAAACTAATTGGATTAAGCATCTGTATCACTCTCCTTTTTAGTCGTAGTCGAAGATTTAGTGCTTCTAGTCGAAGACTTAGTCGAAGTTTTAGTTAAAGACGATTCCAAGTTAGAGATTTTGTTTTCCAACTCATCGAATCTTTTCATAATTACTTCTGTAACCTCTTCTGATATGCCTATTTTGCTTTTTGTGTTGTCCTGTGTCGGATTGTTAGGTTCTGTATCTAAAACTGGTTTAAAAGTCAAAATATGAGTTCTTCCATTTGCAAGCCATTGTTTTCCGAATATTTCTGTTCCGTCTGCTTTTGGAAAATAATATATATTCCCATCCATCGGAATGTCTGTTGCTTTTACAACGTCAATGCTATCAACAACTTTTCCAATAAAACTTGTCTGTTGTGATGTTGCCTGCATTTGAGAGTTCTGCATAGGTGGTTGTAAGTTCTGCTGACAATTTTGCAAAAAGTTCATTCTTTCTGCGTATGGATTTTGAACATATCCGTTATTCATCGGATAAAAGTTCTGATAATTTTGCATCCGGATTCTCCTTTCTTATTTTGCCAATAACATTTTCAAACACGCTAACGGCTGTAGCCTGCGTTCCAATAGGTATTCTCTGCATTTCATTTTCGCTAAAAATCATTTCAAGAATCTCGTCTTTGAACATATCAATCACTCCTTACAATTAAAACTTACACCAAAAAAAGACGGATAAACCGTCAGAAATCATTCAAAATTTATTCATATGTATTATTGGAAACAATGCTCTTTTCTTACAATCACGTACTTTGCTTAGTGTAAAACAATGTATTAAAATATTTACACCATTTATACACCATTTTCCTAAAAAATATAGTCATTTATAGATATTTATACGAAAATTAAAAACCATCTATGTACCGAAAACAACGCATTTTCGCCTTTTTGAACATTTCAATTTTCAAAGGCGGCGAGATGGTTCGAGTTTTTATAACCAACCATTTTTCGGTACTCTTAAGCGTTTTGCTTTTTAACTTACACCAAATTTACACCAAATACACCGTTTTACATAGCAACATATTGTTCCATTTCTTTCGCAACATCATCTGGTTTCTTGTGAGTATACACATCTAATGTCGTAGAAATATCTGAATGTCCCATTACTAATTGCAATGTTTTTACATTCATACCTTTTTCAACCATTCGGCTACAGAATGTATGTCTTAACACATGAGGTGTTATTTGCGGCAACTCTCCAAGACCAAGTTCAATATGCTTTTTTCGGACTTCTCTCATTGAGCTCTCTAAATTTCTTCTTGTTTTTGGAAAACCCAAGTGGTTTATGAAAACAAATCCAGTATATCCGTCAATCGCATATTCGACTTTAGGTCTAACTTCTGTCCTTTTGTGCATAAATGCTTTTCTTGTTGCGTCATTCATGGCAAGTATACGGCTCCCTGCTTTTGATTTTGGTGGAAGAATAACGTATTTCCCATCAATTCTATGTAATTGCTTATTTACATTTATTCTTCTGTTTTTGAGGTCTACGTCCTTAAATGTAAGTCCATATAATTCACTTACCCTAATTCCGGTATTCAAAAGAATCACCACATCATCATAAATATGTCGAAACCATCCATGACTGGAAATAAATTCAATATAATGATTTTCCTCTTCTTCACTCATCGAAAATCTTTGTTTTGAATCGTTTTCGATTATGTTCGATAAAGTGAATAGAAATGGATTTTTGACTATATAATCATCCTCAACTGCCATCTGAAAAGCCGGTTTCAAAAGTGTTTTTGCATTTTGAACCGTTCCATACGAATATCCCATATTGCTTAAGGTAATCATATATCGCTTTGCCAACGATGTTTTTATGTCTTTGATTGGAATATCCAATATCTGTATCTTGTCAAGCATATTTATTAGGTATCTATACTTTTGTTCTGTTGTTATGCGAACCTTTTTTAACGATAAATACCTATCTATCAGTTCCCGGACTGTTATTTTGTTACTTTCCCAAGAAACACCAGATATTATTTCTGTTTTTGTTACTTGTAACTCTTTTTTTCGTAGTTCGTTTAATGTTCTGGCATATATTGTTTGACGCTTCTTTGATAAATCAGTCCATCGGTACATATAAGTGCCGTCAGTTCTTTGGCTTTCTCCTTTCTCTAATACTCTTCCTTTGTTATCTTTTCTGCTTGGCATACACATTCTCCTTTCTTAAAGAAAAGAGCATTGTTAAAGGATAATTATATCACTAACAACGCTCTATAGCAAATAATAGGTACTTATAGAAAGTTACAAAACCATTGTTCTGTCAAGATATTCTTCCATCTTTTTCCTTTTTATAAGGTTTTTTCTTCCTATAACAAGAACAAGTTCATTTCTGTTTTCATTCACGATTTCCCTCATTCTATCCTTTCCAATATTAAAATAAGCGGATGCTTCTTCAATAGTAAGGTTATACTTTTCGCATACTGGAATGTCTTTCTTCACTTCCATCATCTCCTTTGCCTTATTTATTTTCCAATCAATCCTTGATACTCTTCTTATGACGGTTGATTCCGACATATTGCATTTTATTTCTATTTGTCTTAATGTATAGCCTTTTGATATGCATTTGAATATTTGTTCTTCATCTTCGGTAAAATTGCAAATTTTTTCAATTTCATCAAGTTCCGGCTTAGTCAATGAGGATAAATACTTTCCTAATCTCATAAGCCTTTTCCTTTCATTCTATAATTTTTTGTTTGGTTTATTGGCTTCGTCAACCAACGCAATCAAAAACTCCTGCGTTTTTCTCGGAAGTTCACTATGCTTGATTTCCGCAATTACTTCTCTATACTGTTCTTCTGATAATCTTTCCATGGTCTATTTCTCCTTTTTAATATAATATTCCGCTCTCTTGTAACTCTCTTCTTGCTTCTTTAGCTTTCTGTGAGCGTGCTTTTTTCACATTCATCTGATAGTGCTTTTCGCATACCTTGTATCCATCTTTTACTTTTCCACCGCAAAAGCAACACAAACCGTTTTCAATCCATGTTTTCTTTTTCGTGCTAGCCTTTGCTCTCTGACTATTTCTGCTTTTCTCCCTGCATATTCCACAAGTCAAGTACCCGGAATCAGCTTTTCGCTTACGGCACCGTGGACAAATACCTTTTTCTACGTCCTGCTTATATGTAAGTTTCGCCCATTCCTTGTGTTCTTGGTTATATCTCTTTCGTGCTTCTTCACTTTTATTTCTTCGATTATTGCATTGTATTGATTCATTTGCACGGCATTCCGGGCATGATGATTCACTACTGCCGATTGGAACCTTTCTGCAAATAGGGCATATGCCAACTTCTTTATAGCATTGTTTATTTCTTCTTTCGTTCTCCGACTTTTTACCACGACAACTTATACATCGTACACCATCTCTGTCTAGCGGCTTTCCACAATCAATGCAAAGTCCGTTCTGCTTTCTTCTATCGTACAATCGTTTTTGATAGATATTGCTCAAACAAACACCTCACTCATCCTCATCTGATTTAAGGATTCGGACACCGCATTTCTCTCTGACTTTATCTATATACCAATCAACATTAAACTTTGTTGGGTCTTCATCCATCTTTACTGATTCATCAGATATACGTTCAATAAGCCGATTGATTCTTTTGTTTCCAAATCCAAATTCTTCGCAAAGTGCAAGAAACATAATTCCGGTAGCAAGTTCAAATCCCTCATTCTTACCAGTTATATATGCCCTTGCCATAAGTTTTGTTTGTGTTGGCTTACCGCCGGTCAATTTCTCCTGCACACGTTTTTCTCTCCGCATTGCTGCTCTTTTGTTTACTGCCATGTTATCCGTCCTTTCTAGTATTTTTACTTAGTCACTTGTTTTTGAATTATTATTCATGCCACCTGCTTTTACAATTTCAATTGCATCATCAATTGCAGATTTATATACTTCTAATTCATCATCCAATAGAGATATATGACTTTTTTCATCTTCCAACTGTTTCAAAACCTTATCCACATCATAATCTGTCGGCTGTTTATCAATCAATTCACACATCTTATTGGCTTTTTGAGCTGAATAACCATTCACAATAGCCATTCCCGCAATTTGTCGTTTGAACTCATCTGCGTCAATCAGTCTCATTCTTTTCACTCTCCTTGTAAGGCTTTGGCAATGGCATCCAATAATTAACCTTACAATCATACAAATTTGTATGATTATGCCATCGATTATAGCCATAATATCCAACACAAATATCATCACGATATTCTCCGTCACACGTTCCACCTCTAATTTTGCCAGATAAAGCAACAAGAACATCTTCTAGTTCTTCTGGTAGCCTTTCTTTACAAGAAATCCATTCATAATTATTTGTTTCATCTCCCACAATTCTAACCTTACACCCAAATTTTTCTTCGATTTCTTTCATGGTTACTTCTTTGTATTCTTCACGTTGCCAAAGAAGTTTTCCTTTGCTAAATGGAATACTATCTCTTGATTCTTCATATATTCTCATTATGTCAAAGAGTTCCATATCTTTGCCTTTGAATGTCATATCTTCGTTATAACGGTTAAAATCTATTTGCGTATTCCATAGTTCCCAAAGATTTTTGTACCCTGCCAGTACATCACTATGAAAAGCACAATTTCTTGAAACGAGGTATGGTTCTTCATTTCTCAAAACAACAACCATTCCGTCTTTCAAATCATCTAATTTCATAACTTTGTTTCCTCACTTTCTTTATCACTCCAATCTAATTTCTGACCGCAATGTTTACAATACTTTGGCTTGTTGTCGTAATTCATTTCACAACAAAGGTTTGTGTTACAATTAGGACATAAATCATAAGGTCTTCCGTTTATTCCGTTCCATTCGTGCCACATTCCCTCACTATCGAAACAACCATCATGTACAGGATTCTTTGGTATCTGCTTTTCAAGCGCCTGTATTGCCATACCCATTGCTTCTGCAAGTTCCTCTTTAGTTGTATTTAGTGCTGTACCTTGTGGATTGCTCAAGGACGATGCGAAAATAATGGTATTACATATCTTAATTGCTTCACTCTCTGTCATATTATCCCTCACTTTCCAACAATTCTGGATTGTCAAAGATGTTGCCGATAACTTCCCATTTACTGGAATCAAAATCTTCAATTAAATTAACCTCTCCATCTGCCGAACCACGAACATCCGAATTTTTGTATTTGTGTGTGCATATTCCAAATCCTGTAATATCATCACACCAACAAACCTCTGCAAAGTAATCATGTTCTGAATCCAAACCAGAAAGATACGGATAAATAAAACCATCCATAAGGTCATTTTCAAAAATAAGGTGATTGTACTTATCCCTTTTCCCTATACATTGGCAAATGGTGGATGGGTCTACTTCAATCATATCGGGAACATCATTTGTCATTCCCCATAGAATGTATCTTTTCTCCCAAATACCATATAAATACCCTTGCACCCACTTCCCATTATCAGTCCGCTTTGCTTTAAATAAATATCTATCTTTCATTTTCATCCTCCAATCTCATACCACAATAAGGACAATATTTTATACCATGAAGCACATTTCCAAATTGTATATACCATCCTTTTTTATCATCCGAATACTGATATTTCACAACACTAGCAAACTTACAGTTTTTTAGATGTTTACAATTATGCTCTTTCATAAATTCTAAATTGTTACTCATAATTACTCCTTTCCCGGCTTTTCACACCGCTCAAATTCAACTACCCATACATAAGGATTTGCGTTCCAGCCATGAATGTGTTTGTCAGTTTTCTTGATAGTGGATTCCCAGATTTCGGCAAATCGTTCTACTGCTGTCCGTCTCATTTTTTCTTCCCAGCCAACGTTTTTGCCATTCTTCCAGTTTGCACCCTCTGCTTTTGCTCCATCATCGGTGATATCCTGCAACCGCTCCACACGCACATCTGTAACCTTTAGAAAAATTCGAGCAGCTTCTTTCGGCATGTGGATGGACGGATGCCATGTGCAAAAGAAATTATTATCATCAGCCTTGTAATAATATTTTTCTTTTTCATCCCCATAAGAACCCTTGCACCATGTCTCACGAACATACAGAATGTCTCCCGGTTGGTATGGTGGAATATAAGGACAGAGCCTTTCATTCCCCCGAGGTTTTGTGATATAACCATTTGGGTGTACCTCAAATGGCTGTTTTAATACTATTCGTGTACAAGTCTTTCTTCCTTCCAAAAGAGCCATTACCATTTCTGTGTTGAATAGAATTGGTCTAATCTTCATAATTATTCCTCGCTTTCTTTCAAATTTTCGACTTCTTCCTCTGTTGCTTCTCCGTCAATCGTTTCGGTGCGATATTTCCAACCGGCTTGATAACCATACATTGTGAATTTCTTTCCACAATTATCACAAGTGTACTCGTTGGTATCTTCGGTATAGCAATCAACACAATCACCGCCTATGTATGTTTCTTCATAAGACGGCTCATATTCTTCGCCACAATAAGGGCAGATGATATTCTCGTCATCTTCATAATTCCAATAACTACTGCTCATATTTCCTCCTATTCTGCTTCTGATTGAAGCCAATCTTCCCACTCGCCGTGTTCTTCTTCGCTCGGAAATTCATGTTCCATCCACTGATAATCTGATTTTACTTTGCAAAGGAACTCTGCCAACTCTTCATCCGACATATTCCTTATCCTGTCTGCGTTAGTCATTGTTATCACCTCCAATTTCTATAGTCAGCAACTTTTCAGCCTTTGGATTGCCTAGTTTCAATTCTTTGATTTGAAATCTATACTTATAGGCATCCTTTCCAATCTTTTCAAATAATTTCTTTCTTGCTTTTGTTTTGCTTGGTTCGCAGATACCAAATTGAAATTCTTTCTTTTTGGTATTCCAGACACCATAGCGTTTCTTACGATTCATTCAGCACCTCTCAATTCTTTATTGTCTATACCAATGTTTTTTCCCATCTGAAAACTCCACTTCGATTTTGCGTGGTAAATTGAGATGTGCATTATATCTAGCGTCTGTGATTTTAACGCATTTGAGATGTTCTTTTTCGCACTTTAAAGCATCTGCCTTTTCACGATAATCGGTATGGCAAATATCACAAGTATATAATTCTTTCTTAGTCATTTTTTCCACCTCTCAATTCTTTTAAATATTTCTTGCGCTCTCGTCTAAACTTCTTGGAATACTTAGTTAGAATTTCGTTGATAGCTATTTCGTTGACTTGTGACTGCCCTATTGGGTCAACAACATACCAATTTTCTGGTAACAAATATTGAATAATAAAATGACGAAACTCTGCATCACTCATTCCAACACCATAGATGTTTTCTTTATCTTTTCTTACTGAATATTTCTCTTTGAAAAACTCACTAATTGTCATTCCATACCTCTCAATTCTTTCAGTTTTGCTTCGGATTCTCCTAACTCCATTCCTGCAAGACATCCACTAGCGTATGCTTCCTCATAACATCTATCTATTGCCGTATAAAATTCATCACAAAACAATTCAGTAAGAGGGCATTCCGAACACTTGTAATTTTCATGGTGGCATTTAGTTCTTGTGTGCACACACTCTCTATATTCCGTTTCTTCGACTTTTTCCGGCAACTTGATAAGTCTGCCCTGTTCTTCCAAAGATTGATATTCTTTTAACTGCATAAGCCATTCTGCTAACTGTTTGCAGTCTTTTGAGCTTTTAAGGCAGGCATCACGCATAGGATTCCCGTTTTCAAGAAAATCTGCATGATATTCATGCACTCTTGCTTTTTCCTCTGCGTTTTCAATTAATTCATCAATTTTCATCCAATCACTTCCTTTCTTAAATAATCCATATATCCCTTTGATACGCTTAACACATAGATAGAAATTGCATTTGTCATTCTTTGCAAGAAATCATCATCTTCCTTGTAATCTTCGTATGACTTGAAAACAACTTCTTGAATCTGTGCGTATTGTGCTTTGCCTTGGCTGTTAATATAAGAAGTTAAATCCATGACCTTTCCAGTTTTTATTTTTGATTCTAGGTACTGCGTCAATTCAATTTGACCGTTAATCTGTTCCAATATCATCACCTGCTATCTATGTTTGATTTAAACAACTTTTCCACATATAAGTCCATTGAATGGCACAACTTAACGCAATTTCCGTGCGACGCATGATTTTTCCATGCATTGTATTTCTCATAAAATTTTGTTTCAGTCATTCTTTCGGACTTAACGAGTTTTACCCACTTTCTTATCTTTTTACGGATTTTTCGCTTATTTTCACCTTTTATCCTGCGTATATACTTTCCATCCTTAGTTATGTAGTGGTGGAACCCCAGAAATGGTATTCCACACTTAAACGGAACAATTTGCGTTTTGCCGTTTAGCGTCAAACCAAGGCTTTCTACAAATTGATTTATGCAATCAAGACACCATTTCAAATATTCCTTGTCGTGGTGTATCAAATAGAAATCATCCATATATCTTCCATAAAGATTGATTTCAAGTTCGCCAGTAACCATATGGTCTAATCCATCAAGCATAAGCAAAGCATATATTTGAGCCACTTGATTTCCTAATGGCACTCCAATACCATCTGTGCTATCAATAAGCAAATGGTTAAGCCACATTGTGTAACTGTCCGGAAAGTAATAGTCAACTATATCTTTTAATATCTCGTGGTCGATACTATAAAAGAATTTAGTTACGTCACATCTCGAAATCCATCCATCTAACTTGTGTTTTTGGTAAAACTCTAACATCTGTTTTTTCAGACAATCCATGCCGAACAATGTTCCTTTGTTTTTCTGCCCGGCATAGTTTGTCTTGATAAACTGGCTTTCCAGTCTTGGATGTAAAATCGTATCAGATAAGCAATGTTGAACAACCTTATCCTTAAACGAACAAGAACGTATCAATCGTTCTTTAGGCTCGTAGACCTTAAATTCGTTATATGGATTCATCTTGTAGGTTTTGTTTTTCAACTGCTCTAGCAAGATATGAACGCCATCCAGGCTCATTGTTTGGAATCTAGCACAACTTTCATTGCGCCTTTTACCTGCCTTAGCACGTTTATAAGCGTTATAAAGGTTCTCAAAATTGCATATAATACTTTTATCATCCATAATAAAAACTCCTTTGTATTTATCCTTTTAGGAAAGGTCATGTGCTTTTCTGTATCTTTCTCTGATTTCGGCTTAATGCCTACTCTAACTGTCTGTTTGTCACAGAATGGGCGCACGCCGCTGTTGTTGTTGCAATTGTTGTTGTTGATGTTGCCGGACGGCGAAACAACCGATTAAGCAGCGCATAACCTATGATTTTATCTTTCTTTGTCTTTTGTTCTCCATGCGATTGCCATATGCTTTACATCGCAAACCATTTTCGACCAATGACCGACACATTTTATGTTGATTAGTCCTAAACTGTTTGATAACTCTATGTAATACAAGAGTTCATCGCAATGTGTTATTGCTCTTGTCTGCAACTCTAATCGTTCTCTCTTGTATGCTTTTATATCCGTCCTATTTGCTTCAAGCAAACATTCGTAGATTTCAAGCGACTTATTCTGCATCTTGTCCACAAGAGAAAATCTAAATTTCTTTGGATAGTGGTTACAATCCGCTGTCTTTAGCAAAGTGTGCTTTGCTAAATCTTTTGCTTTTAGAATTACAGTAAGTTCTTTACTTGCCATTATCATCACTCCGATTCAAAGAGATTAGGTGAAAAGATACAAAGCGGGCGCACGCCGCTGCAGTTGTAGCAATAGTTGTCGAAGATGAAGCCGGACGGCGAAACAACTACAATAGCATACTTAAACCCTCTTTCAGCAGTAGACCACGGTGTAATTGTCCAATAGTAATCTGTCAAATCTTCATTCACAAGCAAATCATTGTATTCTCTCGCTTCATCAAAAGTAATAGGGCGAACCTCGCAAATACAATCATTAAACTCGTTCTGATTATCAACACTCGTCAATGCTACGGAATGTTCAACAAGGTTTCCGGCACCGACATTCTCCAAAATGATAGGTCTGATTTCCTTTTCAATATACCGTTTCAAAGCAGATTTATTGTAATCTCTTGTATCTCCATCAAACCGGACATTCTCTGCCATAAGGTTTTTGTAGATTACGTTTGTCATGCCATAACTCTGTTCCAAAACAATAAATTCATGTTCTCCAATCATGAATGTTTCGCCCGGTTTCAATGAGCTCAAAACAACCTTTTCCTTTTTCTCTTCGCTCTTCAAAATTTCAAGAGCCTTTTCAACTAATTTAATTGCTTCTTTCATTTCAATACCTCCGTTGATTTCGATTTTTTACTGCGACTTTGCACATCATTAAATATTGCAAAAATAATCTCATGCGATAATTTAGTTGCGTATTTTTCTCCGATTGCAATGCCAGTTTCCGTAAACTCTTTCCACCAAGAATCATCATCTTCCGGGTAGTAATATTTCTTACGCCAATTCCAAATATCAGTCCACATATGCTGTTCTTCTGGAATCTGCGATGCATTTACGCTTCCCATGCAAACACCACCTAACTAAATATTGAATTATCGTAGTCCTCAACAAATCCACCGCTTTCGTTATCCCAACCAAGACAAATATTCAAATCATCGTGGTCTCCGTAGATTCGTTTGGACTTTTCATCGTAGTGTACTTTCCAACCTCTGTATGAAGTTCTTCCAAATACACGATTTTTAGTAACCGAAATTATTCTCGGATAATTTTCCATCGTATTCTCATCTTTATTTACGTTATAGTGAATAATCACTCCTGCTGAATTGACAATATCGGAATCGCCACGAATCGAATCGTCCATATCTTCATCATCAATTCCACTATCTTTTCTCTTGTGAGCCACTAAGATAATACAAACATTGTAAAATCTAGCCATATCCTCTAGTGCGTTTGAAACTTCGCTCTGTGCTTCTAACTTACTTCCCTTAACTCTCGTTTTGTTTATCATTGTCATTAAATTATCAATCACAATAACTCTTACATTTTGGCTTACTATCATACGTTCAATCGTATTTAGCAAGTCAGTATCTTCATCCTTAACCATAGTGCGGTCGTAAAGCATACATTTCCCACGATACCACTCTACAATCTTATCTTTCGCAGATTTGCGAACGTAACGCTTTACATAATCTTTCCTATCTTCTTCCACTACATTTGCCGGTCCAGCAATTTGAAAATCAATCGCATTCTTAAAAAGATAATTTGGCATTTCCCCGGAATATACAAAAACATTGTCACCTTTGTTTAATGCTCTTGTTATAATCTGCCCTACAAAAGTTGATTTTCCTTTTCCTGATTTTCCAGTAACGATGGTAACAACACCGAATGGGATTCCTCCGCAAAGCAAGTTGTCTACATCCGCAATACCGGTCGGTATCTTTTCAATACTGTATGGGTCAAGTTCCTTTACATCTGCCAAATCAATCACATTGTCGATTGGCAGCCTAACCGATTCTTCAACGCATTTTCTAACCTGCTCTGCTCCATATTTGAGAAGTATCTCGTTTGCGTCCTTGCAGTCTTTGTAATTGTCCTCTCTGACGTGTTCTACACGGTCTTTTAGACGTTTTGCAAGTTCATCCAACAAAGATATTGAGCCTTTCTCAAAATCTCCAAAAACTATGATTTTTTTCCATTTGCAAAGCCAATCCCAACAATAGGGAATCCATGTAAAACCTTTGGCACCGGTTGGAACAGACACTGCGTTTGGTACGCCTGCCGTAGCAACTGCTAATGAATCGCAATTACCGCTTACGCTTATCCTGCCGTTTTGTCTAACAAGTATCATGCCTGTATCAACCGAAACACAATAAACTCTTTGGTCTACTTCCTCAAACCTTTTATGAGTTTCAAAGCTCTGTGTACTCACATAACTTTTTCCCAAAAGAACCGATACTTTGTAGCAATAGCTTTTTATAAAATTACCGTTTCCGCCATTTTGCTTCGTCATTATCGTTGACATATAGCCACAAGACGATGCTATAAGTTGCATTACGTCAGCATTGTGTTTTAATATCGTTGAATACTCGTATTGATTTCTTCCTTTTACCTTATTTCCATCCCACTTTACCATTTCCTCAATTATGAATTTCTTCTGTTTAACGCTTGTTCCAGTAGCAAATCCATACGGTAAGTATTTGGATGTAAGCCAATCCGGACAATGAAAGCATATCGAATCATAGTTACGTGAATCCTTGTTGCACGAGTATGTAATATTTAATCTTTCCAAGATTTCTTTTAATCTCTTTGATTTTCGCTCTAATGCTATTGAGATTCTTACATACCTATCTGTTTTTGCTTTTATCTTTCCAGTGTTTTTTCTGTAGTCAATTGTTCCATCGGCACTTATGGCTATATACAAGGCAAACATTTCATCTGTCCAATCCTTGTATTCTTCCAAATCAATACTTACAGTAGTTGGAATCTTATATCCTGCACTTATCTTTTCTCCTGCTTTTTTCTTTACTACTTTCCCTTTTTGGTTCAGAAGTACAAGGTTATGGTCGTCCGTGGTGTACGTTTCATAATTTCCACCAATTTCACACCTAACCATCTTTCCGATGTGTCTCTTGATTATTAGTCTTTTTGGTCTTATAAACGTACCATTCATTTTCTCATCTACTTGCAATACGTTTTGACCGGAATAATTTTCAAAAGAAACCCATCCATCCGGAGTTAATATTTCAGCTTTTCCATCAAAGCACTGCCCCTCTGTGAGTACAAGCGTATCAAAACTATCATCACATTGTTTCATTCCAAATAATATCGGTTTTGTGCTTGCTTCGCACCACTCCTTGTTGGCGTCCTTTGCCTTGTCAAAATCCGTTTTTCTGTACTTGACAAATTGCAGTACACCTTCTTCGTCATAGAACGGAAATACAAGAATGTTTGGATGGCTAGTCTGTACGGTAATTTCGTACTTTTTGGCAACTTCTTCGGATATACCACGGCTTTCCAAATACTGAATCGCTTCCGGCTTTGGTTTAATTGCTTCTTTTGGTTGCTTCAACCGCTTGTATCTTTTCTTTGGACGGTAATACTCGTCAACCTCGTTGCCAAGAGAAAAATCAAAATCCTTTGAAAGCGTTACCATATTGCCGGAGATTCCACAACTTGCTCTTAAACACTTAAATTGTCCAGTTTTAAGGTTTATCGAAAAGGTACGAACATTTCCCCTTGTGGCTCTTGGCTTGCAATAAGGGCAAGTCTTAAAAAACAGTTCGCCACCGTGTTCCTTAACCTCAATTCCAACATGACGAGCAAAGTTGTAAGCATCATCCGGATTAAACTCGTAAACTTTATATCGCATTACCAGTCAGCACCTACTTCCTCTTCCTCAACTTCCGGAACAACTTCTTCCGGCTCTGCTCTAGGTTTCAAAATCTTTGGAGCATTTTGAAGATAACTCTCAAACTTCGTTCCAAACAAAGTTTCGGGCCGCAAATACTCTTTCATCTTCTCGTCTGATTTCCAATCGTTACATTTACTGTCTATTACACGTTGAAAATCTTCCAAAGTGAATTTTTCTTTAAGCCTTGCATTGATAAGGTTTTGTGTCTTTTTGGTACTGTATCTGTAACTTGCACCAGTTTTTTCGTTCAAGTAATCAATAATTTCTTTCGCCAAAGAAGTGTCCGTCGTGCTCTGCTCGACAATATCACTTTTCTTTTCTTCTCTTACCTTATCTTCTCTATGCTCCACTTTGTTATCAGTTTGGTTACAATTCGTTTCCAAGTCGTTATCTGTACGTTTTACTTCCGTATAGTTCTTGTTGTCACTCTTGCTACAATTCGGGTACATCTTGCCACATTTTAAGGTGACTCTCGACCTTTCATCTGTATACAGTGTTGGCGTGTACCGGTCCTTTGCAATTGAGTTGTGCAGAAACCAATGTTTGATAAGTACCACGTTAGAGTTTTCAAACGTGAGTATGTATCTCTTCCTTTCAAGGATTTCAAGGTCTTTTGGAGTTGCCTGGCATTCTCTTACAATTCGGTTTGGAGCATCTACAAATCCATCATCATCGGCTCTCATGCACAGATGAAAAAACAATCCTTGTGCAGTTAATGGCATGTCCAAAAACACATCCGAACTAATCAATTTTCTTGAAAACATCCGCTTGTCAGCCATTCGTTTCAACTCCTTTGCTTAATAATTCAACAACTTTTTCTCCTGCATTTCTTGGCGAACAAAAAACAAACTTAACGCCGTATTTCTTCTCCATAGTAATCATTGCCTTTGCCAACGTAGAACCGGCGGTAGGTCTTGCTTTTGGCAATTTTGTTGTTCCCCATTTACCAATCCGGTGCATATAAGCAATTTTGTTATATCGGTGAAGTCGTGGATTGTTCCACTTAAAAACATCTTCAATGGATTTGATTCCATCTTCGTTTTCTACCAATACATAAAGTTTGATTCCGTTGTTTTGAGCAAGAATACACTCATCACGAAATCTTCCATGCTGACGTCCGCAGATGTTTCCTACAATCTCCTGCATATCTTTCTTAGTATCTACAGATACATCATAAGTTCCAAGGAAATCCATCTTTTTAACTTTCATTCCCCTATCTTCCTTACGTGAAATAACATCAATAGATTTCTCGTTAGCAATTATGTAATCACCAACCGGAAGCGGCACTCTTTTAACCTCAATGTTGGAATTGCTCCAGTAATGATGTTTTTTCAAATGCTTTCCGCTCTGCTGCCCCTCATCTTCAAAAATAACCATCTAAATCACTTCCTTTCTGCTTATTATTTGGCGGTCACGCTTGGCAACCGCCATAGGCTCTAGTTAAAAGGTAATCCATCCTCAATACCATCCGGAATGTTCATAAAATCATCATTTCCAGTGTTATCATCTTTTTTTTGATTCTGTTCTGCCGTTGCCTTGCTTTCAGCAAATTCGCAATTATCAACAAGGCAATCGTTTGTATATACCTTGTTTCCATACTTATTGGTGTAACTTCCAGTCTGCCAACTGCCATCAACCGCCAACTTTGTTCCTTTTTTACAATATTTTTCAACAAATTCAGCCGTTTTTCTAAAGCAAATACAACTTATAAAATCAGCCGTAGGTTGATTGTCTATTTTAAATCTACGGTCTACCGCAAGAGTAAATCTTGCTACTGCCATTGAATTTTCTCCCTGCGTGTATCTGATTTCTGGGTCTATTGTTAATCTGCCAATTAAAATTACTTTGTTAATAAGTCATTCCACCTTTCTAAAAAGGGCAAAGGTTAAAATCAACCTCTAAACCGTTCTCTGCAACATAAACTTCTGTGTCATATTTAAGCGTTTCTACCACCTTTTGTTTGAAAAGTGTTGGATTTCCGCTTTTATCTGATAAGTGTATTAGCACGACATTTCGCAATGCCGGATTATCGTTAGTAGATATGAATTTAAGTGCCGTATCAAGGCTCATGTGACCTCGTAGACGGTGTTCATAGTTCGGTTCGTTACGGTCAACAAATTCCATCGAGTAGTTACATTCACACATGACGTGTTCTACCTGCAATCCAGAGAAGTTATACTTGCAATATTCCAAGTCTGTTAAAAACAGTAACTTCCCCATTTCCTCATGCTTGATTAAATAGCCGTAACACTCGATTCCCGATTCATGCGGCACATTGAACGGTGTAACTGTAAAACTGCCAATCTGGTACTCTCTAAGCGGTTGTATGGTCACTGTACGTTCTCCAGTAGAATCTTCAATTGCCTTTTGAGTTTCGATTGCCGTGTAAACAGTGATTCCAGATTGCATAAAGTCTTTTATATAACGTGCATGGTCTCCATGCTCGTGGCTTACAATGCATCCGGAAACATTTGCTATTTTCCAATCAATCATTTTCTTAAAATCAAGAAATTTGCATCCGGCTTCAATGGCAAGAATCTCACCATTGTTGCTGATTAAAGCGTAACTGTTTCCTGCCGATGATGAACCGCAACATCGCATAAGCATTTAAACCACCTCAATTTCATCATCCTGCGGAAACTGGAAATAAAAATTTTGATGATTCTCAAATTTAATTTCCGATGGCTGATTGTCAATGCTTACATATATGACCTGTGTATTGCATTTTTTGAATACTTCATTAACTTCTTCTGTAGGCTCAACGTTCTGAAACATAGCAATACTTCCTGTATATGCAACTCTAAGCATTTCAACTGCTTTTTCTGCCTTGTCTTCACTCGAATAAGTAGCCATCGTGACATTATCATCACTTCCAATAGCACGGCAGTAAATAACCTCTTCCTGTCTCCAAACACAACACATATCGTATGGCATATCAATTGTTCCGTTTTGACTTATAATTCTCATTATTATTTTTTCTCCACTTCTTTAAATTCTCCATCTACTAATTCATAGAATGTATCTTCTTTAATCCGCTCTCCGTCTACATATTCCGTCTTGACGCATTTAGGAATCCAAACAAGAAAGCCTTTTTTATCTTTATCATCCGCTCTTGCCCATTCAGCAAGCGTTATCCAGCTACCTTTTTTAGCTTTTGCCTGCGACTGATAGCCTGCTGCCATAACGACTGAATGTTTTCCTTTTGATGTAATCTTTGCGTAATCTCCACTACTGCCAATCTTTGCGTAATATCCACTACTGCCAATCTTTGCGTAATCTCCACTACTGCCAATCTTTGCGGAATCTTCACTACTGCCAATCTGTGCGGAATCTCCACTACTGCCAATCTTTGCGGAATCTCC